AAATCAATACAATTATCAGGAAATGTTTTCATGACTTCCAGGCAGTCACCTTGTATGATTCGATTAATCATTTTTTCTATTTTCATGCCACTCCTTTTGATAACATTTAGAACAAAGTATTTTTTTTATATAAATAGCTCTCGACCCACAGTGACAAACTATATTTTGTTTTTCTTTTTTGCCAGCAATGTGCTGTATTGCACCTATACTGCATTGATAAATATCTGCTATTTCTTTCAGTGTTTTTGTTTTATATAGATTTTTTATTTCAGTTACAGGAAGATTATATTTTGATTTAAATCTTGTCTTTGCTCCAATACCATTGTGTATCTTTTTATGCTCAGACCGTGTGATTAATTTTAAATTTGATATTTTATTGTTATAAATATCATCATCATCATGGTGTACTATCTCTAAGCTTGTCAACTTTCGTTCCAGGAAACATTCCATAATGTATCTGTGCAATCTCTTACTAACACCATTTACTGTAATTGTTTTATATGATTTCATATTCTATATATACTAATTATTGTGGAGTATGTCAATATATTTAATTAGCACCTTGATATATTTTATTAACTTCCATGTTTTTTCCCATCAGCGATTTACTCGCTGGATAAATTGATTAGCTCGATCTTTTCCAGAGCTAATAATGGTATCAGCGGTGAGGCTTGCCGATATCCGTTGTATGTCTTTATTGACGGATTATTCCGCTTTTTCAGCCTCACCGTTCAAAATGGTATCAAGAACCCGTTGTGCATATGGTTCATCTTGATTGCATACATAATATTTATTATGACTTGAGATGTAACCTAAAATGGTATAGAAAGTATTTATTGTCCCCTTTGGAAGTTCGTTTAAGTATTTACAATTTATTACAATAAATTCAGGTTTATGATTTTTAGTAAGAGCATCTTTCATTGGTTTAAGTTTTTTGGTCGTTAACTCACCAGCAGCTTTCAAAAGTTTTTTATCCATTGTCTTTCCTTTTTGGTTCGCCTTGCGGTTCATCCGCAAGAGCGTTGTGATTGGCGTATATTCGTTTTTATCAGCTTCCACACATTCGCCGAGATGAAATGCTTGTATACAAAGATTTTTAGCATCAAAATTTCTGTCTCGACTTTCCCACCAGTCTTCAAAGACTTTTAGTGCTTTGTTCATTATAAACTCCTTTTAGAAAAAGAATGTTAAAGTTCAGCGTTGTGCGGGTATTCTGCACGACAATCCAAATTTCTACACCTATAACATGTTACCCACCATTTCAAATCTGATCCACATTCAGCACATACGTTTGCAACTTCTTTATTAGGAGGCTGCTTATTTAACAGCTCACATATTTCATTAGCCCATTTTCCACGGTTCATACCACTGACTGACAACCATGTTGTACCATCTAAATCAATATCAAATTGTTCGGTTAAATCATCATACTTAATTTTGTAATCCATAAGTCCTCCTAATATGCTGATCTGCGGTTCAGGCGCACACACGCACGTTATAAGAGCTACCCTATTTTGTTGCATTTTGCGACAGCCCAATATCTTTAGTGTTGTTTTCAAACCCAAAATTCTCCCAAATGTTCTGCCCTACCTCATTATACTTAAACTCAGCAGGTTCTTTTTTCTCATAAAAATAGACTGAGAGAGCAAGTACAATGAATAGTATAAATAGGGATTTCATTTTTTATTACTCTATATGATAAATATATGATGATTTGTCGTTTAGTTCTTCAAGAGTATTGAAAATATACCCATCAAATATTTTTCCACCAGTATTAATTCTAATCACCTCCCTACTTACTAAAACTAAAAATTCTGCCGATTCGTTATTTTTTAAAATCATACCACCTGTCAAGGCAGTTTCCTTCTTAACTTCTTCAATAAACCCATTATCAGCAAGCCAAGGAAGATGTTTTGAGAGGATTGGGTTTTCTTCTATATTTCTAATTTTCCTGAACTCTGCACCGACTTGTAAACCAATTTCTGCATCATGTTCCAACAACTCAATAAAGCTATCCCAACATGGTCTTTTTTTAGCAATGTCGATAATTGAGAACGTTTTTGTGATTTTGTATTCCATTGGCTTCTCCTCTTTTGGTGATATAAACCTTCTTTGGGTGTAATAGATTTTACCATCTTTTATGACTTCTACTTTCGTGTCGCAATATTCGTCTGAATTACAGTAAGAACCTGAATAAATATCAAGTCCAGTTTTTAGTATCTTTATTGGTAGACTGTAAGTATTGTATATTGTAATTGGATGATCTTTTCTTTCCCTATTCCAATTTAAGATATAGCTATAATCGTTTAACATATGTTTCATCTTTTCTCCCTCACGGCTTCCATAACGTATTTTAATAACGCTTTTTTGACTTTTTCAAGTTTTTGTTCTTCGGATAATTCTTTGAAGTGGGGTATCCAGCTTGTCGCATAATATTTTTGCTGAAATTTACTTGACTTGTCATAGGCAGAGGTTGCGCTTAATTGGGTTTGCATTATTTTCCTCCCTTAAAGTCTTTCCACAAATCATGTGTTTTTATTCCACTTATTTCCTCAAAAATATCAGGGTCAAAATTCGGGAGTTTAAATAATTTATCTTTATCTTCTTTTAATGCTTTATCCCAAGACTGTTTCCACGCTGTTTTATACTCAAGTGTTTTAAGGTATCCATCACAAGTAAAAGCTTTTGGTTTGTCTTTTTTTTCTTGTTCGGTCATATCATCCCATCTAACCCATACAGTGATGTTAAAATAAAAGAAATCGGGGAAATTGATATCTTTGTTGTCTGTTTCTTTGTTAAAAATACGATTTTTGGGTTTACCTGTGTTTAGATATCCTGAGTTCCAGTGTCCTGAGTTCCAGTCTCCTGAGTTCCTGTCTCCTGAGTTCCTGTATCCTGAGTTCCTGTGTCCTGAGTTACTGTCTCCTGAGTTACTGTGTCCTGAGTTCCTGTGTCCTGAGTTCCAGTCTCCTGAGTTCCAGTGTCCTGAGTTCCAGTCTCCTGAGTTCCTGTATCCTGAGTTCCTGTGTCCTGAGTTCCTGTCTCCTGAGTTCCAGTGTCCTGAGTTACTGTGTCCTGTATTGTTTTTACCAATATTAACTAAACATAAAACATCCTGCCATTTAATTTTTTTACCAATTTTTATTTTATTGGTAACTGACTTACCATCACCTTTTTTTATTTTTCCCATAGCTTCGACTTCGCAAATAATAGTGTCGTCTGAAAAATTATAATAAGTAAACACATCAACGGGTTCTTCACAAAAATGGAAACCTTCTTCACATAATTCTATATTGCCTTTATGTGTATAGGTTTTGCCTTCTTCAAACACAAACCCACGACAGGACATATCTTTATTAAATGCCTTATAACCCTTGATTGTTTTCAAGACATCCTCCTTGTTTTAATTTGATCCTTTTTGATTTGTTTTTTTATATCCCATTTCGGATTTTTACAATAAGGACACAACCTGGGTCTTTTAGGTATCCGTTTATACCATTCGTGACCACACCTTAAACATTTACATTGTTCCATATCAATCTCCTTTTCATCATTTAATATGGATCATAATCTTTTTACAAACATCTGTCAACCTTTTTTTTATCATATAAATAAAATGCTTGACAAACGACACAAAGAAATATATATTGCATCCATGACTACTTTACACCTAAAAAATAAAGATCAAAAGCTATCCAAAAAAGGCATGGCAAGTATCTAAATTTAGTTAGGGTATGTGTGGTTTGTTTAGGTGTAGTTACCAACCCTGCCAGAATATAAATTGCCTGTTCTGGTGGGGTAAACCTTAAAAGTAAAGGGGATGAAGAATGGAAGATTTCAATAAATCATTAGGGATAGAAAAAAAAGTAAGCCTTCCTGAATTGCTCGATTACATGGCTGAAACTCATAATATTTATCTTGAAGATGATAGCAACCCTTATTTGGTAAATGATAACGACAACGAAGACATAATTTATAAAAAAGTTTTAATGAAGAAAATTGAGGAAGAATCTTACTAAAGCGTAAACCAAACAAAGGGGGATAGGATGAAATCATTATCAATAGCAACAACAATAATATGCTCAATAACCTTTGGATTAATCCTTGGTTATGCTTGGGCTTATTACCACTTTGAAATGTATAAAATAGTGGTAGGGGGGTAATCGTGTACGAATCAGAAATAGAAACAGACATGCCCTTTAAGATAGAATTTAGCGTAAACGATTATGGCAGGGGTGCAGAAGTAGAAATAGAATGTATATCATTATTTGGCGAAAACCTCTCCCCACTCCAAGAGAAACGATTTATCAAAGCTTACGGAGAAAAAGACCTCAAACAATACCTTCTTGATGATGCCGAAAAGCAAAACAAAGAAAGTGAACGATGGAGGAAAACAGCATGAATACAGCTTTAGAAACAGTACCTAAAAAAGAAAATAAAGTCGTGACAATCGGAAATCAGCAATCCCCAATGGAAGCTATGGCAATAGCATTAAGCAATGGTGCTGATTTAGATCAACTTGGAAAGATGCTTGAGCTTCAGGAAAGATGGGAAAGCATGGAGGCTAAAAAGGCATACACTTTAGCAATGGCAGATTTTAAAGCCGATCCTCCCAAGATTAACAAAGATAACTCTGTTGATTTTAAGACCCAAAAAGGTCGCACGTCTTATAACTATGCGAGTCTTGGTAATGTTACTGAAAAGATTAACAAGGGTTTAGCCTCACACGGCTTAACATCAGGATGGAAAACAAACCAAGAAGCAAGCGGAATAACTGTAACTTGCACCATTACACATAAATTTGGATATTCTGAAAGTACGTCATTAACAGCAGGGGCAGAAACATCTGGCACAAAGAATAATATTCAGGCAATTGGTTCAACAATTACATATCTTCAAAGGTATACACTCCTTTCCTTAACTGGCCTTGCAACGAGTGAGCAAGACGATGATGGAGTCACAACAGAAGTAGAATATATCAATGAGAAGCAGCTCTCAACCATCCTTGATATAATTAATGGTTATGAATTAGACGAAGATGCTTTTTTAAAATATATTAATGTGGAATCCCCTGAAAAAATACCTGTAAAAAAATTTAGCGAAGCAATGGTCGCTTTAAAGAAAAAGGCAGGTGTTAAATGATTATTGAAACAGCCTTTGAACAAGGAACTCCTGAATGGCATAAGGCAAGGTTAGGCTCAATTGGTGGTACTGGTATGAGCAATATCATTACAAGCACAGGGCAACCATCAAAGAGCAGAGAAAAATATCTTTATGAACTTGCAAGCCAGCGTTTAACAGGAAAAGCAAAGCCTTTATATCCAACCTATGAAATGCAATGGGGTATTGACCATGAGGATGATGCAAGGAGAGAATTTGAGTACCAGAAAGAGGTTGATGTGCTTCAATGTGCGATGATTTTTGAAGATGAAAAAAAAGAACATCACGTTTCCCCTGATGGATACCTTATTAGTGAAAAAGGATTAGAAATAAAATGTCCTCAACTTCTAACCCATCATACATATTTAGAAAAGGGGATTTTGCCAACTGCTTATAGATTGCAGGTTCAAACAAGTCTTGCATTAACCGGATACGAATCATGGTATTTTATGTCTTATTTCCCTGGTGTCCACTCATTAATCATTGAAATTAAAAGAGATGAAAAACTTATCTCAATTATTAAGAATGAAAAAGAATCTTTTGTAAATGATTTAAACACCCTTATTGACAGTTTAAAAATTTAAGGAGGAACATGAACAAGCCAGCAGAAGTTATAAACATTGAAGACCAAAAAGTATTAGCAATATTCAGTAACGCTCTCACAACTTTTGATATTCAGGAAAAGGTTTTATCAGGACTTGAGGAAAGTACAAGTCTTAAAATCAAAGATAATGAATCTGAAAAGGTTGTGAGAAAGTTCAGGCAAACAGCTAAATCAATTCAGGCTAGTGTTGAAAAGCACAGGAAAAGCCTTAATAGAAATTTCAAAGACAAAACAGACCATGCAGCAAATCTTATTCAAGATCGTGTTACTCCTGTATATGACAATCTTGATAAAAAAGTTAAAGAGGTTGAAGTTGTCCAGGCTGAAAAGAAAGCAGAGAAAGAAAGGGTTGAGACTGAAAGATTAGAATTAATCAATAAGCACATGGAAGACCTTGCGGTAACTATTGCAGTAGGACTTAACCCATCCCTACAAACCGATGATATTTTCCTAACCCTTGAGGCTTTAAACACCTATGTAATTTCAACAGTAGATTTCCAAGAAAAAACAGAAGAAGCTGAAATGCTTTTACATAAAGGGTTAGAAGATGTTGGTTTGGTCTATGCTAATCGTCTTAAATTTGAAAAAGAACAAGAGCTTCAGGCAAAAATTAAAGCTGACCAAGAAATAGAAGCAAAGCGTCTTGCAGATGAAAAAGCAAAGTTTGAAGCTGAAATCAAAAAACAAAGTGATGAAGCTAAAAAAGAAGCTGATAAATTAGCTAAGCATGTGGCTGATGTTGAAATCGCTCTTGAGAAAGACAGAAAGCTCATAGAAAAAGAAAAGGCTGAAATACAGGCTGAAAAGCTCGCTAAACAAGAAGCGGAAGACCTCAAATATGAAATCGATTTAGCTCATAATGTTGCAATTATTGACAACAAGGCTTTTGACAAGTTTAAAAAAGAAAACCTTAAAGCCGATGCTAAACGAGCTAAATTAATTAAAACCGACAAAGCAGCACTCACCAGTATTTTAAACGGTGCTGTTACAACATTCTCAGGTTTAACCCCTTTTAAAAATTTAAAGACAGATGAAGCCAACTCTATTGTTTCTGATTTCTTGAAAACAATCGAGGGTGCTGTGAAAACCTTAGAAACCCAAGTCAAGGATCTGGTTTAATGATAACAGCAGACCTCCAAATAAAAGGCAATACTCTTGTTCCTTTTTCACAAGAAGCAAGCGAGCTTTTAAAGGATTTTAAACCGAATCAAATAGTTAAAGCTAAAATAAGTGGTATTAGAAAAGAAAGGTCTGTCCCACAACTAAGAATGCTTCATGCTTGTTTTAGAACAGTAGCAGATAATACAGAAGATCCTCAATGGAATGAACCCGAAAAAGTCAAGATTCAAGTTAAACATTTATTACATTTTTATAAGGCTACAGTGGTACTCCCAAATGGCACAATTCACTTTGAATTAGATTCTTTCGCATTCGCAAATTTAAGTCAAATAGAAACTAATAAAATATGCGATAGAGTTTGGCCTATTCTTGCTAAAAAGATTGGAGTGAGTGAGGATGAATTACTAATAAATGCTAAGAATTACGAGTAAAAACCCAACAACAAAGGAGGGGTGATGAATAAAGCAGGGTGTGATTGTAAGGCTTGTAAAAGCGCATGTTCTTATAAACCAGGATGGTTTCTGCCAAATCAAGCAGAAAAAGTAGCAGAATTTTTAAACATACCTTTTATTGAGCTGTTTAATACAAAACTTGGTGTTGATTGGAATAACGGTTATGAAGATGAGACCGTTTTTGTTTTAGCACCAGCGATTAAAAGTATGGATACTGGTGAAGAATATCCTTCTGATCCAAGAGGTGTGTGTGTTTTTTTTATAGATGGTTTGTGTGAAATTCATAATGTAAAGCCTTTTGAGTGTGCTGAATTTTTACATTCTGATAGTCAAGAAATGATTGAAATAAGAAAAAGAAAGATTGTAAAAGAATGGGCAATAAAGGGGGATTATATTAAAAACCTTTTAGGGAGAGAACCACAGTCAGAGGAGTTTTCAACAATGGATATGCTTTTTGGTGGTTTTTAATATGTCACCACAACCTAAACCTTTCAGAGTGAGACTAAAAAGAAACTCAAAAGCCTGGAAAGAGCTTGTTAAAGAAGTTTTTGAAAGGGATTCTTATACTTGTCAATACTGCTTTCAAATATTCCTCGATAATGAGCTTTGTCCACACCACATAAAATCTTATGGTTCCGGTGGATCAGATACTTTAAATAATCTCATGTCTTTGTGCCAAAACCACCATAACCAAATTCATAACGGTGAAATTAAGTTGGAGGAAATATGACACATCCAGCAAAAGAGCGCAGTCATTTTAAATGGAAATTAAATTCAAGACACAACTTCAAAGCCAGTAGAACCCAATCTCAACATATTTTTAGAGGTAAAATATTAAGCGGAAAAGCCAAGCGTGTCCCTGGTGGTCGTGATGGTAAGGAAAAATATATTGTACCATTCAAAAGTAGAAAAATACCTGTAATTTTTAATCCAGAAACTAATAATTTTGTAACGGCACTAAGGTCTTAGTGATATTCATTTAATTTATGCTTGACAAAGATATACATTCGTGATATACATTATACAGAGGAGATATATATTATGTTGAAAAAAGATAAATGTTTAAGGTGTCATAAAGAATGGTATCGTAGGAAACCCGAAAGACCAATAACATGTCCTGGTTGTAGATCACCTTATTGGGATAAAGAAAGAAAAAAGGAAGGGAAAAACAGGATAAAAAATATATGATAAAGGGAGGGTATGTACTTTTTTCAAGAAAAACACTTAACTCTAAAATAATGGAAGCACCACCACTAACATTTAAATTATGGGGGTGGATGTTATTAAAAGCAGATTGGAAATCTAACTGGAAATATAAAGCAGGGAAGTTTGAAACTTCAATAAAAAAATGCAAAAAGCTATGACATATTATGTTGGTGCAAGGAAAGAAATCCCATCAATAAGCCAAATAAAAACAGCTTATTTGTTTCTGGCGAATCTCGGTATGATTCTTCACTCGAAACGCTCATATGGAATGGCTATAACTATTTGTAATTATAATAAATATCAAGACCCAAATAACTACGAATCGCTCAACGAATCTCTAAACGAATCGCTCACGCCGGAAAATACTGTTTCTATACCACAAAGTGGTACTCATTTCGATACTTATGGAAATGTTTTCGAAACGCTCACGGAAAAAACAAGGCCAGCCAGTGATATCAATGCATTAGAAGAAAACAAAACTCAACGAATCGCTGACCCAATCGCTCACCCTTATAATAATAAGAATATACAACAGTATAATAGTATATGTACTAGTATGTATGTATTACCAGAGCCAGAAAATAATGAGGCTGAATTTGAAAGGGACAGAAGGTTATTTTTTGATTCATTTAACGGCATGAAAACTTTTCAACTTTTTGATGATAGACCCAAAAAAGATAAAAGCCTTATTAAGATATTTCATGTGGAAGATTTAATGCCAGTAAAATATACAATGAGGCTTGAAGAATTAAATCAGATTGGTGCAGGCATTTATATGTGTATTAATGAAACAAACGGAAAAGGTAGAAAAGCAACCGATGTAATAAAAATAAGAAGTGCGTTTGCCGACTTTGATGACACACCCCTACCTGAAAATTTTGAGTATGAACCAAGTATGATAATTGAAACATCACCTGATAAATTTCATGTTTATTATTTTTCTGAGGACATACCCATTGATGGATTTTCTCAATTACAAAAAGCCATTGCGTATAATTTTAAATCAGATCCTATTGTCCATGACTTACCAAGAATAATGCGTGTTCCTGGATTTCATCATAATAAGAAAGAACCATTTCTGAGCAGGGTTGTTCAACATTCTGGTAATATTTATACATTTGATCACTTAACAGAAATATTTCCACCAGAACCACGGAAGCAATTTTCATCACTTAAATATCAAAAAAGTAGTTTTGACCAAGATTCAGAATTTAAAGGGACTTATGGGGCAAGTAAGGGTGGAAGAAATAATCATTTAGCAGTAAGAATAGGTGGGATGTTAAAACGTAATTTACCTTGGGATCAAATAAGGGAAGAAGCGTTTAAAGAAGGATCTGCTTGCTCTCCACCTTTATCGAATATGGAAATTTCGAGTGTGTTGAAAAGTATGAGGAGGTATTAATGTTGGCAAAAAGAGAATTAAAATTATATGAGGTTCAAAACAAATGTATAAAAAGACTTGACAACGCAATACGAAAGGTGTAAGATATAATTATGAAAAAAACATTTGCAGTCAGATTGCCTGACAACCAGTTAGAGACACTTAAAGAGATTGCCAAACGTGAGGACAGAAGCGTGTCGGCAGTAATTAGGAGAATGATAGATGGATACCTCAAAAAAGAAAAAATTAACACAAGCAAGACTTAAAGAATTATTTTTTTACGATCCAGAGACAGGTATTTTTGTGCGGAAAATTTCAACTGGCAGACACGGTTGCCACAAAAAGAGAGAAGTAGCCGGCTGTTATTCAGGAGGATATATTAGGATAGGAGTTGATGGAATTTCCTATAAAGCTCATCGATTAGCACTACTTTATACAGATGGGAAATTGCCCCAAAAAGATATAGATCATAAAGATCAAATTAAACATAATAATAGGCGAAATAATATTAGAGAATCTTCAAATCAACGTAATTCAAGAAATATTGGTAATAAAAAAAGCAATACCAGTGGTGTAAAAGGTGTCGTGTGGCATAAGCAAAGGCGTAAGTGGGGTGCTGTTATTAAAGTTAATTATAAAGAATGTTCTGGTGGGTTATATAAAATTTTCGATAATGCAGTATGTGCAAGATTAGCATTAGAGCAAAGTTGTAACTGGTCTGATTGTGAACCAGAAAGTCCAGCGTTTAAATATGTTCAGAATTTATTGAGATGTAATAATGTATGATTCTTTCGATGTATTAGGCAGAAAAAATATAAAGTTACGTTCATTGCAACAAGTCGCATTAGAGTCTTGCAGGAATGTTTTTAGGTCTGGAGTGAGAAAATTTATTTTAAAGGCAACCTGCGGTTTTGGAAAGACAGTGTTAGCAGCATACTTTATAAGAAAAGCTGTTCAGAAAGATATCAAATGTTTATTTGTTGTGGATAGAATTGTGTTGGCAGAGCAAACAGATAATGTTTTCTCAAGTTATGGTATTTCTTGTGGCATACAGCAGGCCGATAATCCAAAATGGTTTCCTGATAGACAAGTACAAATAGGCAGTGTTCAGACGTTAAATAGAAGAGATATAGGGTTATATGGTTTAATTATTATTGATGAATGTCATTGTCATTACACTGGCCACACAAAACTTTTAGAAGTTAATAAAGATGCTTTCGTTATAGGATTAAGTTCTACACCCTACGGAAAATCATTAGGGAAATATTATGAAACATTTATAGAACCAGTGCCGGTAAGAAAAATGGTAGAAGAAAAAGAGCTTGTTCCATTTGAAATTTTTGGGCCGTCAATTGCAGATTTAAGTAAGTTAAAAATCAGGGCTGGTGAATATACAGAAGAATCATTATCAGAGGCATATGACCAAGTTGATATTATAGGAGATGTTGTTAAGGAGTGGAAGAAATTTGCTAATGGTAAAAAGACAATAGTTTTTGGAGTAAATGTTGCACATATAAAACATATATCAAAAGAATTTAACAAGCAAGGAGTGTCCTCTTGTCAGATTAATGCGTACCAATTACCCGAAGAGCGTAAAGAAGCATTAGACGGATTTTTAAGAGGGGATACACAAGTATTATGTTCCGTAGAGGTAGCAACTAAGGGTTTTGATTGTGCAGAGGTTGAGTGTGTTGTTTTAGCTGTCGCAACAAAAAGCCATATAAAATGGGAACAAACTTGTGGTAGATCGTATCGCATATATCCAGGTAAAACAATTTCCATTATATTAGATTTGGGTGGAAATACAGAGCGCCTTGGCTTTCCCGATGATTATGAATTTTTAGAATTAGATGATGGAAAGCAGCAAAGAGGTAAAAACAAAAAGAAAGAGAAAAAAGAAAAGCTTCCCAAAAAATGTCCTTCTTGTGATTTTTTAAAACCAGCAGGAGTTCAAAAATGTGCAGCTTGTGGGTTTATTCCAGAATTCATAGAAGACGTTGAAACCTCAGAGGGTGAATTAAAAAAGTTGAAAAGAAAAGCAAGGTCAGATTATACAATTCAAGAAAAACAATCTTTTCTTGCTCAATTAAATCAATATGCCTACGACAAGGGGTTTAAAATGGGCAAAAATGAGTGTTTTGGATGGTCTTTGCATAAATATAAAGAAAAGTTTGGTTGTGACGTACCATCAAAATTAGATTGGTGTAAAAGAGAACCAATAAGTGCAGAGATAAGAGGTTTTATAACTCACTTAAATATCAAATATGCTAAAAGTAAAGGGGTTTAAACCAAATATTAACAAAGGAGAGTAAAAATGGCTGGTGTAAATAAAGTAATACTTATTGGAAATTTGGGAAGAGATCCCGAAATTCGTTATTCACAACAAGGATCAGCAGTATGTAATTTCAGTATTGCCACATCTGAAGAATGGATGGATAAGAACACAAATCAAAAGCAAGAACGTACTGAATGGCACAATATTGTTGTATTCGGAAAAACAGGGGAAGCTTGCGAGAAATATCTTAAAAAAGGCAGCCGGGTTTACATTGAGGGTAAAAACACAACCTCAACATATGACAAAGAAGGCCAAACTCATTACAGCACAAAAGTACAAGCCTTAAAGGTTGAATTTTTAAGTGGAAAGCAAGACAGCTCAGAAAACCAACAACCACAAGGACAGCAAGACCCGGCTCCGCAGTTTAATAATAATGAAGTTGTACCACCAGAGGAGGATATTCCTTTTTAAATCAACAACTTATAACAAAACGGTAATCCGGTCAAGGCCGGATACCTTTACATTAGCTCAGATAAACCGAGCTAATAAACTGTATCAAGCGGGTGAACCGCTTATAGGAGGGAAAAGAATGTTCAGATTTTGGAAAATATTCAATAAAAAACCACCCGAAAGTTTTGATACTGATCATAATTATAAATACAGGAAAAATCATCCAGTAAAGCCAGTAGCAGTAAGAAAGAAAAAAGACATTTCAACAGAGCTTGATTATATTCCATGTAGAATTTTGAATATGTGGATAAGAAAAGATCATATGAACCATAAAGCTTATCAAGGAGTGTAGAATGAAAACAATAACAATTTCAGATGAAGACTTTGAAACATTAATGGAATTATCAAGAGAACTTCAAACACAACCAAACCACAGTCAAGCATTCCCTTATTTTTGGGAGCCAGCGAGTGAGAAGCTTGTAATAAATTACCACAACGAGGGAGAAGTTATTAAATTTTTCGATTGGAATCAAGCAGAATCATATACTCCAGAGGATTATGCGGAATCACATCCTGAATTGTATGATTCTTTTTTAAGGGACCAAGAAGTTCCATTTAATACTGGTGATGAAAACCAAGATTATGATGCAGGTTTAGAAAGTGATTGGATTGAATATGTTGTTGGCAAGGGGTCTGTAGATAGGTATTCAGAAGATTGGGAACAAACAACAGAAAACAACCCCTCTTTATTTTTATCAGACGTTAAGGATTATATTGAAGGTAACAAACATCATCTTGGCAGGAAGCCACACACATATAGCAGAACATTTTGGAGGATGCCCAAAATGTGTAAGTTGGTTGAAGTAATTTATAGACTAAATCCACAACAAAAAAGAGATGTAAACAATGAAGCAGCACGATTTGTTTTTAAAAAAGGAGCATAGTGACAACCCTAATTAAAAAACCCAGGAAAAAGAAAAAAACACCAGTACAAAGAACCAAGAAAGTATTAAAAGACAATGGAATAATCCATCAAGTAGTTGAGAGATATTTTCCTAAAAGTGCAAAATATCCCTTTGGATGCAAGCAGGACTATTTGAACATTATTGATATCATAGCTCTTGATTGTGGAATTGTTGGGGTTCAGGTATGTGGTAGTGACCTAAACAGTCACAAATCAAAGATTATGGACTCTGAGAAGGGAAATACAATAGCTTGGTTGTCAAATGGTGGGAGATTGGAGGTTTGGTCCTGGCGAAAGCTAAAAAAAGTCAGGGGTAAAAAAGCTACTTATTGGAAACCAAGGATAATAGATGTTTTAATTGTGAATAAAGAATTATATTGGGAAGAAAGAAAATGATGTCAAACCGTGAAACATTTGTTTCACTTATATATGTGCGTATGCACACGCAATCCGCATATCAGCATATTATACCCTTGGAGGCAATTATGGATTTTGAAAAATATGGAAATGCAATAAGTGATATTGAATGTAATAATAAGACTTGTGGGGTGTGACTATGACTAAATATACTTGCAAAAAATGTTACCATGAGTTTGAAATGGATGATAATAAAGAGCCAGTATCTTGTCCTCAGTGTAATTATGAATTTCCAGAAGGTTATCAGTATTTAAGAATTAGAGATATTACTACTATTGAAAAGACAAACCCCTTCAATACTCAAATAGGTGGAAATCATTACAAAGACAATTTCCCCCATTGCCAACCCTTAGAGTTTTATAGCAAAAATGGAGTTCCGGGAGATGAGAGCATTGCCACAAGATATATTTTTAGGCACAGATTTAAAAATGGTAAAGAGGATCTTTTAAAAGCGATTCACTGCATTGAGGTTATGATTCACTGTCATTATGGGGAGAAATAATATGCCAAAACGAAAACCAAAATTTTATCATTGTGACTTTTGTGGAATGTTAACGCACACAGTACCATCAAAGTATGCAGTTAAGGCTAATCATTTTTGTAGATCAAGGTGTTATGTCGATTGGAAAAAACAAAACGGCATGTGTATAAAACGTGATAGAAAGAAAGAACGAGAAGATTGGGAGGCTAAAGGGGAATACAGGAACAAATCAAAAGCCGACCCCTCAAGATATAAATGTAAAAGTCATCTTTCATGTTTAGTCAAATATATTGAATATGATGCTATACCCTGTAAACCTTGTGAAAACTACAATCCTCAACAAATAGAAGATATGGGAATTATCCCAAGAATAAAAGATTATGACGCAACTCTTTACTGCATAGGTGGATATTAAATGAACTCGACATTCTGGTTCTGGCTATATGATTTATGTAACATCACATGGGATAAAGGATATAAAAACTATTTTGATATAATAGAGGAGCTAAAGCAAACAGATGAAGAAAAAAATAGATATCATAGGGAAAAGATTTGGAAGGCTTGAAGTTATTAAAGAGGCTGGTAGGGATAAACGCAAAGTTATTTTATATGAATGTTTGTGTGATTGTGGAAATAGTAAGAAGATCATTAAGGGGTCTTTGGTGAAAGGTGACGCTAAATCATGTGGGTGTTTAAAAAAGTCAGTTATAAATCATAACGATAACCACAAAAAACCAATAACACGCAGGGTTAAAAGAGTTGTCCAGTATATCACGACTAAATATTGGGAACAAGAAGGGATGGTGATTTTTGAAAAATAGAAAAATGGGAGCTAAAAAACTTAAAGAAATTATCAAGAGTTTAAGGCAACAATTAAAAACTATCAAAAAGGAAAAGAAATGAACAAAGACCTTTTAAAATTACTTGCAAATGGCTATTGGGAACCCGATATGTGTCCTGAGTGTGGTGGCGGTGTTGTTTCAGAGGGTAATAGGCCACTAAAGAATTCACCAGGATTTAGAAGGAGAAGAAGGTGTATGAAGTGTAACTATACTTTTTATACCATTGAGGTTTTAGAACAACCCTTATCAAATTAATTTATCACCAGTAGTATACTACAGGTGCATCCCTTTTTTATCCTGTATAATGCAAATTACAATGGAAAAGCAATTTTTAATTGAAGAACCAGATTTAAGAGATAAGCCAATAGAGGACTTATTTGATATTTTTGAAAAAGAAGAATTTCCTCCATCTTTTAAATGCCCTAATTGTGGGCATATAGTTGATGATACTTTGGAATGCCCTGAATGTGGGTGGTGTGAATGAAGCTAATAACACATAAAACCATAGAAGATGCAATTAAATCATTTGATCCAGAAAAAAATTACGAGAAATATATAAGATCCCAATTCTACCATGCTAAGTGTTGGGGTTTTTTAAACGAAGATAATAATATTGAAATTGTTTTTCTACACGGATGGAAAAAAGAAAACATGCTTGATCTATTTGCCCATGAATTAAGCCATAAAAATGAGACTAAATTAAAAAAACTATCAGGGGAAGAATTTGCAACTATCAACTCTTCGTTGTGTTGTAAAGCATATGGATTAGTTAAGAGAATAATAAATGAGCATTAAATCAAAATCAAGCCAAAGACAAAACAACTCAACTTTCAGGGGAGAATTTATAAAAATTAAATGGGACTCTTGTAAAAGTCATCCTTGTCAATTTGATTGTGGAATAGAGTGTTCAACAGGTGATTGTGAGAATTGTGGTACTTTTCAGGAGAATGAGCAGAATAAGACCAAAAACCCGAAAACAGCTAAAACTTGAGGCTCTCAGTGCGAGAACAAGAGCGTTTCAGCAGGTAGTTGATATCAGAGTATGCAAGAAAAATGACCATACAAGAAGAATTAGAAATAATGGTTAAAGTAATTTTCAAACTCATAGAGGGTACATTAAAAGCAATATGGTATTTAATCGAAACAGTATGGAAGAAATCAAAGCAAAAACTCTGAGATAAAATTTGTGGGTAGGTACTCATGGACAAAGATATCTTTGAAATATTTGTTTTAATTACAATGGTTCTAATAGCTTTGGTTTTTAATGCACTTTTTACAATATGACACCTGACGAAGAAATCGAGGTTATAAAAAGAAAATATCATGAGGGTTACAGACTTGATACAATACTTAACAAGTTTTACCGGCATAAAAAAGAAAACTCTAAGAAAAAGAAATATGATTATTTAAGGAATAAAAAAGTGGAAGAAACTAAAGAAGAAATCATATTTACATTCAAGCACACAATCGCCCCAAGGCTACAAGTAGCTCTAAACACAAATGTTAATTCTATTGCAAAACTTATTCACTTCCTTATAGCAAACGAAAAAAAAATACACGATTCAGTAGACTTATCAGATGATAATTATTGGCTATTAAAAGATATATTTAAAACTCTCCTTGCCAGAGAACCAGAAGATCAGAATAGAAAAATAGGTGAGGGAATAGGCTGGTTAATGAGTGAGCTTATCCCAGGTACAGGGGTACACAGAGAACCGAAAGGAATATTTGATGAATAGACTGTTTAATATTATGGCAGCAAGATATTTCCTTGTATGGTTAGGGTTGTCTTTAGTAACAGGGGTTTTAGTACTTGTTACAAAAGGGAGCTATAACGGGTTTTTAGCACCATCTATATTTGTTGGGTTGATCGGACTCGGCGTGTTGTTTTTTATTTTCACAGGTGTCCCTATAACACTCACCCTTGTATTTTTAGAAGATGGGGTTGAGGGAGTAAAGGAGTTTTTGAAATGAATATAAGATTCTTCATAAAAAGAATAGGAATAGCCACAGCAGCAATATTAGCAAACCCATTTCAACTAATAGAGCGAGAGAAATTGACACTAGATAGTGTGGACCTTGATGTTAAGAGTCAGGTGGCTATTAATCTTAACCAAATGGAGAAAGGTGTCCGTGATTTATCATTAGAACAAAAAGAAGGAGCAGCATATTTTGAAGAAAGTGGACTTTTAAAATGTTTATTAGAACAAGAGAGGGTTAAATGATGTGGATAAGAACAGAAGAAGGATTATGTAACCTTGACCATGTAGAACTTGTTAAACCTCCAAGAGAATATAACCATGCTGATAATTCTGTAGATTGGATGATTGGGTTTAAACCTCTTTCTGGTGCTGATTTTGAATTACATTTTAAGACAGAGAAAGAAGCAACGGCAAAGTATGATGCAATATGGAACATGCTTGAAGAAGATAACCCTATAATCGATTGCGGTTGCCCAGGTGACGAACCGTGAAAAAAGATTCAGAAAGAATTAAAGACATTATTGAAGCCATAGATAGATACAGTAAAACCGAAACAAAAGCACCAGAAGATTTAATATCAGAGCTAAGCACATTAATATACAAAAGCCGGTGCAAGCACCATTTTCAAACAGGTATAGATTGTAGCGGTACACAATATACTGTCTGCTCTAATTGTGGGCAGGTTGGTTATAAGGAGTAGGTAATGAATAATAAATCTATTTGTTTAGATTGTGGAAATTATTTTCGTGTTGAATTTAAATATCAAGATGTGGATTTTATTATAAAAGAAAAACGGTGGAATAATGGCAGGTAAAGAAAAAAGACCAAGAGGTAGACCCACAAAATATAATGATGAAGTTTTAAAGAAAGCTAAAAAATATGTTGAGGATGGATATTTAGACGAAGAAGATTTATTCCCTCATATGGCAGGGCTATCATTGGTTATAGGTGTGCATAGAGATACTCTTTACGATTGGGCAAAACAAGATAGTAAGAAGAATTTTTCCGACATATTAGTTGATTTAATGAACAAACAAGAGAAATTACTCCTCAACAATTCCCTTAAAGGTGAGTGGAATAGTAACATATCAAAACTTGTTTTAGGTAAGCATGGATATCATGAAAAGAAAGACACAGACCTTACAAGCAAGGGTGACAAAATAGATTTAAGTAATAAGGTCGAACTCATAGAACCTAAGAGGGGTAAGGAATAGCATTACAAATACCAGCCATATTCAGAGATATTTATGGACTCTTTCGATACAAGATATTCAGGGGAGGCCGTGGTGGTGCAAAGAGCAGGACTGTAGCAGCTTATTTAATTTGGAGGGCAAGGAGAGGGAAAGAATTAATACTCTGTTGTAGAGAAATACAAAGGTCAATAAAAGACTCGGTTAAAAAGATATTAGATGATGAAATCAAAAGGCAGAAGTGTGAGGATGAATTTGAATCTACACAGACAGAGATTAGACATAAGACCACAGGCACAATCTTTATATTTGCTGGTCTTCGGTCAGATCCAGATAATGTCAAATCAACTGAAGGTGTTACGATATGTTGGGTAGAGGAAGCTCATACAGTAAGTATCATGTCTTTAGATATCTTAATACCGACAATCAGGGCAGAAGGTGTGGGGGTATATGAAAAGTCAGAGATTATATTCACATACAATCCAAGATTTGATGATGACCCTGTTCACGACTTCTTTAAAGAAGAAAAAAGACCACCTAATAGCTTGGTTGTTGATGTTCAGTATTATGATAATCCCTGGTTTCCTGATGTACTTAAGGAAACGATGGAGCATTGTAAACTACACGACCACGATAAATACTTGCATGTATGGCTTGGTCAATGCGTATCACAGTCTGACGAGCAGATATTACACGGCATTTGGAAGATTGAAGCAGTACCAGTGCCACCTAAAGGTACACATCTTAGATACGGTGTTGATTGGGGTTTTTCGGTTGATCCTCTGGCAGCTATCAGGTCATGGACACAAGGAGAAACACTTTACATTGACTATGAATCAGGCGGTGTGGGTGTGAAGCTCAAGGATATTCCAGCTAAATTAGACGAAGTGCCGGGTATTAAAGATTGGCCTGTTGCTGCTGATAATTCCAGACCTGACACAATCGATTACGTTAAAGACAAGGGTTATAACATATTCGGGTCCGGTAAAGAGAAGATTAAGGATAGGATTGAGTATCTAAGGACTTATAACGTGATTATAGACCCAAGGTGTAAAGAAACAATTGATGAGTTTATCCATTACAAATACAAGAAGGATCCTAAGACTGACAAGGTTCTTCCAATTATCATAGACGCAAACAATCATTATGTTGACGGTCTTTGTTACAGTCATATGGGAGAGATTAAGGCAATGGTAGATTCAGACTTGTTCGATTGGAGTTAAATTGCGTAAAACCTCAATCGAGTTAAAGATGGCCACAGGAATAAGACACATGTTTAACATAAAAACTGAGGGAAACCTCAAGAAAGGAATAACCCATGCAAGAAACCTTTCCTCAACTGTGTTGTAATAATACAACCATAATAACAACAAATTGTAATTTCGATAAATTAACTAATCTCGATATTGCCACAAACTATCTAGATATAGAACTCTATTTGTTTCCATCAAACTTTTTATCAGCTCTCACATATTGGATAGTCGCACAAAATCCAAATGAAAAACTTATTGATTTAGAACCACCATTATCAGCTTTTAAAGATTATATTTCTCCGTTCTTTAAAAACCCAGAGATACCCGAAGCATTCACATATGATTCGCTTGGAGCTATTGTTAATGATACCACTTTTGAAAACATACCAGAAATACTTAAGTTAAATGAATTAAAACCTGATTTTATTGATTTAGGTGCATTGGCACGTAATGTATTCTTTATGATTTTAAGAGAACATATCACCCAGGCATAGAAAGGATAACCAATGGACATAGAATATTTACTATACAGACCCCTGACATCCAAAGAAAAGAAAGATGGGTTAAAAGATCCTTTCAAGGAAGATTTCAAAAATAAGGGTGATGCGGTGTTAAAGCTAATCGGAAACGGTAAACCTGTTTGTATAACGAAATCATTAATATCTGAAATGAAGTTTATGAATGGAATGGTTATGGTAGGTACTAGTTTGGCAAGATATTACATTAAGTGTGAATTTAAGGACATATGCCTTTGAAGAAACATATAATGACAAAGGAAGAATTTGAAAAAGGTTATGCAGAGAGAAGTGGAGTGACTGTTGAATGGCTCCATAATCATTGCCAAGGGGGAGTTTTGTGTGATTGTGAAGAAGAGGGTTGTAAGGGTTGGCAAATGGTAAATATGGAAATTGAAGAAACAAGAAAGGACATATGTCTTTAATAGAACAAAAGACTTACGGTAACGAGTTTTCAAATACTCTTATTGCAATGGCAGAAGGTCAAAAATATCATACCAGACCTATAAGGTATTTATACACTGAACTAAAAAGTAAGTTTACCGGCACAGAATACACTTGCATCTCAGGTGGTTTAGTGTGGCCTTCCCTTAAATATCCTGGCTATGCAATTATAGTTGGAGTTGTTGAAGATGGTAAAGAAATACATTGCCTTGAAGAATTTACCACAAAAGATATTGGGACCCTTTATAACTTCTGCTCTGAAGCTCAAGAAAGATATGATAGAATAAAGTACGATAATGTTATTAAAACTTGGTGGGGTAATCCTGATAAGATAATGTCACTTGTTCATGAACGAGAAGTATCAAAGAGATTATCTATTTCGTCACCACCAGACTCAGAGAAGGAAGAAAACTTCCAGATATACTTAAACAGACTAATCACGCTGAATTACAAATCAAACAAGGTGATACAGTGGGGTGACTGTGAATTAGCTAAAATAGGCGTAATGGCACTCACACAAGGGGATGATTTAAAGACTGAGCATAATCCAGTGGTAGCATGTGCCGGTTGGTTAATGCATTCTATAATTTTGTATAAGCCTTGGAGAAAAGCGGTTAAGAAGATTGACCTTATCCCAACAACGAAAGATGAAATAACAGAGTACAAGATTAAAGAAGACGAGAAATCAATGTACCGTGAAATAATGGGTGGGAGGAAGCGATTTGGATAACATAAGTTTCGGAATAGTAATAACAACCATTGTAATACTAAGCACAACTATTCTTATTTCGGTCTGTATCGGGTTTGCAATGGGGAGAGCAACAGTAAATAAGAGTATCCTTCCTAAGAAAAAGGTTGAAGACAAGACAGATCCTAACTTTTTTGATTTGGAGATTAATGCATGATAAAATACGCAGTATGCCTAAACTGTAGAATAGTAATAGGAGCATTTGACACGGATAAGATCACCTATCCTATTCATTGCCGTGATTTCTTTGAAGCTGATCATGGAGGAATACCCATAAATCATTTTAAAAAGAGAAATGTGGCGTTTCTTGATATGACAGCATTATGTTGTGGGTGGAATCCTTTTATTGGTAAGAGAATAATTTTATATATTAATCCTGAAGATTTAGAAACCACAGATACAAGCCTCATTGATTACCATTTATTACACGAATTTGAAATCACAAAGAAATACATTAACCCTGACAAGAAAGATTTAACTGCTGAAGAAAGACAGGAGTTAATTAATCGTGAGTTTCCTGATGAAGATTTAAATGAGGGGATTTCCCACATTAAGAAAAACGCATGTAAATATTGCGGTAAAGAATATCAACACAAATCATCACAATCAAGGCATGAATCTAAGTGCGCTAAGAGGTAGAATATGACAGATAGTATAGAAACAGACGAGCTAATACCACCAAAGGGTAAATCTGACAAAGAACAGAAAGCTGTAGCTGATGCGGTATTTGATTTCGCTGAGATTATTCTTGATTACCGTGACGAGCAGGGAAAGCCGGAAGAATGGACTAAAACCTATGAAGTGGTTGTCCAAGGTAAGCATTTTAAGAGCGATAAAGCTAATAAAGAGTTGCCCATTGTTGACCTGCTAAAAACCAGACTGAAGAAATCGGTTAATATGGTTACAAAAAACTCTCCTTCTTTTAATACTGTTCAGGTGGGTGAATTAGGAGAAGCAACCAAGGAAGACCTTCAGGCAAGTAAGCATTCCACAACTAATTGGTGGAACGAGGAAGAACAGCAAGCAATATTTAAGAAGTCTGCCCAGGTTAAACGGCTTTACGGTTGTGTATCTGAGGGGTTAGGGTACGATTATCAATTTCATATGCCATACGGTGATGTAGTCACAGAAGTTAGAGATCCGTTCTATTATGGCATGTATCCTACTGATGAATCCAATATAAAAAGGTCTTTGATATATTTATACTTCTGGCCTATGACGGTCTATGAAGCTAAGAAACGCTGGTCTGACTTTAAAGACAAGATAATGTCAGACGATAGTTTCGCTGAAAAACTTGGGGATGACAGAAAACCACAAGAATCAGAACATAGTGGTCCAAGTGTAACCACATATGATAGTGGCACAAAAATGTTGTATGATGGTTCGGCATCTTATGACCCGAAAGATAACGTCATGATGCTTGTCGCATGGGTTAGGGATTATTCTAAAAGAGAACCCAATGTCATAACTGATGATAGTGGTAGACCTGTTCAGGGTGGTGATGATCCTGAATGGGTTAAATCTATCCAAGACAAAGACGGTCTTGTGCCTGTTTATACTGGAAATATCAGACGTATAACCGTATGTGCTAACGGTAGATTTGTTGTAGAAGATGAAGATAACCCGGCAATTAATAAAAAACTTCCTTGGAAAATTCAGCAGCAATCATATTGTTTTAATCACTTCCCTGCAACCCATACCCAAAATATCACAGACGCTTTCAGTCCTTTTGGTATCAGCGATTTAAAAGGTTTAATGAATATCGCTATGGAAATGAGCAGGAAGATGAACCAGATAAACCTGTATGTTGATAAAGCTACTAACCTGATTTTAAAAAATCCTGATGATACCGGAGTTTCAAATGAAGAACTAAATGACGGTGAGGGTGGTATTGTAAACCCAACGAATCGAGTGGTTGGTGAGGGTATTAATTATGTTGAATCCCCACAAATACCTACAAACTTAATTGTTTCAATCAACATGCTTAAAGAATACTTTTATTTAATTCTCGGTGATCCCCAACTTGACCAAGCTCAAGGGAGAGGTCAAGAGGTTGTATCAAACGATGCCCTTCAAACAATCAGTAAGCAAGTAACTGAAATGGAAGAAGGAGCAATAGCTAACGATTATATGATGCTCCGTGACAGGGGAAGAATATATAATTCTTTGTCTTCTAATTTCTATCCTCCTGAAAAGTACATACCTTTTGGTGACGATGGGGGACACGTTAATATTGAGCATTTAAGACTCCCTGGGCGATTAGACGTTGTAACAGGTTCAACCCTACCTCAAAGTGATGAAGCTCAAAGGAAAGAAGCAATAGAACTTGTCAAGGCTGGTTTTGCTGACATCCAGTATTTATATGAAAAACTTGATGTAAATGACGATGAACTTCTTCAACGAATGCTAATGGGTCCAATCAAGACGCTCTTAAATAAACTTAAAGCAATTGGTGTACCTGAAATTGTGTTAGGAGAGTTTGGAAAGGTCATGTCAGCACAAAAACCAGAAGAAGTTAAGAAAGCTATCGAGGAGGGTGAGATTATAACCTTCCCTGATATGGTTCAACGTCTTGCCGGTCAGAAGCAGGAAACCCCACCAGATCCAGAGTTAATGAAAGCTGTAACTGAAGCTGAGAAAACTAAGTCTGAGGTTAATCTTAATAATATAAAAGCTGAACATGAAGTCGCTGATACACAACTCACAACCGAGAAAGCCAAAACTGAGAGAGCTAAACAATTAAAGATTGTTGAGGGAATAAAGCTTGATTATAAAAAGATTGGATTAACAGAAAGAGAGCTTAATACAAAAATAGAAGCTATTGAGGAAGAAATATTAAACGAAAGAGCAAAGTTGATATCTGATAGTAAAGCAAAACAGGTTGATGCTAAGAAAAACCAAACAGATAAAGACATAGATAACGTTAAAAAAGTAGTTGATATTAAAAAAACAGTGGTTGACATGGAGAAGGAGAGTTTAACCGAAACCAACGAAGGTCCTTACTCTGAGAGAGGTTTAGTCTCAAATAACGAGGTTGTTTAATAGCAATGCCCGTACAAAACGTCAGTGACGCACGTCGGTCACGTCACGACAAAAGGGAAAATAAAGAAAATGAAGACGTAATGTGGTTGTATGATAACAGGAGTACCGAACTCGACCATATAAAATATTTAGAGGCTCTTAAGGCTAATAATCTTTTGTATATATATAGAAAGGATAACCAATGAACTCAATATATAAATACATACAAAGACCAATCCTACAAGGTGTATCTTTTAAAGTTACCTTTCAGCTTAGAGATTCTTTTTTAGATGTTGAGTATAAACCAATAAAAATGATTGAGAGGGAAAATCATAAATTCAAAGAGCAGACTTTCCTTTTAAAACTTACAGACAAATCAATTATGGATATAAGAAAAGCTGGTATTGAACTTAGAACAAAAACAATTAAATGGGTGGGGAGAAGATGATAGTATATCCATATGAGTGTCTTGATTGTGGAAAAGAAACAGAAGGGTATTTTAAACCAAATAAAAAACCACCTATTATTAAATGTGAAGAATGTGGTGGAGATGCAAAGTCTATTTTGAAGCCAAGGCTAACACTCCCGTTAGATGCTGCTTGGATTAAAGAAGTCCTTGAGGTAGTAGATAAGAAATCAAACAAACCTCATTGTAAAGAGTTTCTAAGGCATCCCACACGCCCAAACTGGAACCGATGGATGAAGGGTGAAAAACTAAGACCTATGGATGGTGCAGAAAAGACTGAGCCGGTTGTAAATGAAAAGTTACGAGATATCGAAATGACTAAAGCTATGGGGAAAGCTTGGAAAGATACTAATGCGGTGAGTGTTAAGTGATATTATCCCAAGCTCTTCAGCTAAAGAAGGATATTTTAGACTTGGTTGAAAGGTATGGAGCGCATTTTTCTGATACTTATCAGCGCAAACCTGATCTTGTAGGGATTGATCTTGTTATAAATATTAAGATAGATAAGCAGAAAAAGAAAGTTAAGACTTGACATTTACTTCTATATCTGTTATAACTAAACTTTAATATTGTTTTTTTAAGTAAAATTTTAGAATAAGGACTAGATAAATGTAAGGCGCAGAGAAAATCTGCAATTAAAACATAGCTTATAATTTATAAGCAAACCCAGGACTAACAAAGCCGGGCTAAAATCTCATTGTGAGGTTTTAACTCGGCTTTTTTTATTTTTAACGAAAGGAAAAAGCCATGAGCGAAGACGCTAACACAACCGAACAGGTAGAACCAGACTCGTCATCTGTCATAGAGACATTAACCTCAGAACCTTCTGAAAGCGATTTTAAAGATACATTAAACCTTGATGTGGATGAGGATCAAGTAAATGTAGATTTAAAAACCTCCGACTCTGCGGAGCATAATACAGATGTGCCACCAGAAGCTAAGAAAGAAACTCCCTTCCATGAACATCCAAGGTTTAAGCAGATCGAGGTACAGCGAGACGAATTCAAAGGAAAGTTTGAAAACGTTTCAAAAGAACTCGGTCAGATTAAAGATTATTTGCTTCACCAAAAACAGGGCAAGCCAGAATCCAACCAGCCAAAGTCAAAGTACAATTGGGCTGAAATGGATAATGAATCAGTTGTCAATGTTTTACTTGAAGAACCAAAGGATCTTATTAACATGATTGCTACCTCTATTCTACAGGAAGCAAACACGAATAATACTTCGGCAGTAGATAAGAAATTTGAAGAATTGTCTCAAGCTAAACAAAAAGAGAAATCTCAGAAAACTGAGAAAGATCGATTGTTAAATGCAAAAGAGTTCTTTGAAGGTAATGAAGAAGCACACCAAGCTTTATCAAGTGGTAAAATACATGAGTTTATCAAAGATAATCCTCATATAGATCCTAATTACCCTGTTAAAGCTTATGAGGCGATGATCGCCTTAGATACAAATTCTTCATTCGAGGAAAGAGTACAAGCCGGAATAGAAAAAGCCTTGGAAGCACAAGAGAATAAGGCTGGTGAAGGTATGGCCCCGTTGGGAAACGGTGTCAGATCACCCAAGTCTAAAAAATCAAAAACTAAAATTGGTGGTAAAACAAAACTAGACGCTGATATGGAAGCTTGCTTCACTGATTAGCGCACAGTAGTGCCACCTGGGAGAAACTTAATATGGCTAAAATAGCACAACTTGAAGCTGCTACGGATAAGTTTTATGACAACATGGGAAAGAGAGCAGAGGATATTTATTTTGAAACGTCTGCAATGCTCAAACATTTCCTTCAGGATAAGAAAGGCTTATACAAGACAGTAGAAGGTGGCAGATTAATTAATATACCAATCCGTTATGATGAGAATAACGGTGGTTGGTTTGTTCGTGGTGGAACTCTGAACAGTGATAACAGAGATGCAATCACATCTGTTGAATTTCCTTGGAAGTACGTTTATGGAAATGCGACTATGTTGCAGGTTACTGATTGGGAGAACACAGGTAAATCTCAGATAGTTGACCTCATGAAAGAGGAATTATACGGAGCAATGGAAACTGTCAGGTCTAAAGCAGCAACTTCATTCTATACAGGAACAGAAGGTGCTAATGACTTAACAGGGTTAAATGCTTGCTGTAACACTACTGCTACCACTAAATATGGTGGATACACTGAGAACGATATTGAATCAAGTGATGGTACGAAAGTCTGGACAGGTAACACTACATCAACAGCCAGTGTAGAAATTACACTTGCAATTATCAGAGCAAGAAAAGCTGAAGCTGATCACGGTAAGGGTAAGAATGAAGAACCTGATATGGGCGCTCTTCATAAAGACCTTTATAATCATCTCTTGGCTGAGCTTCAAACCATGCAGCGTTATACGTCTGCTGATTCTAAAAATGGTGTAGCACAGGTTGGTTTTACGGGTATGCATTTTGAAGGTACTGATCTTTACAAAGACAGGTATTGTCCTTCAGGAAATATGTATCTTATAAACTCAGACCATTGGGGATTTAGAGTTAATCCTGCGGTTCTTTTCAAAAGAGGTCCTTGGCATGTAATGGAAAATACTGCTGAAGACAAAACTATGAAAATCTATCTTGGTTCAAATTGTGTTTCCAACAACAGGCGAGCGCATAACCGTCAAGAAAACTTAGAAACATCATAGGGGGATAATAAACATGGATAGTCAAAGAATAGGCGGTTTTCAAGATTTATATAACGTTACTTCTGACCAGAGGCATCCTCTAGGAACGAAGCGACAAACAGAGAAGGGTAAAGTTTTCAGATATGCTCAGGCTGGTGCGGTAGCACTTGTGGCTGGTAAATTAACAACCTCTGTAGCAATTGATGCTGATGTAATGAACGAAGCTATTGTAACTGCTGTAGCGGTTGGTACATATAGTCTTGACCTTACGATTACTTCAACAACATGCGCTGAAGATTATTTTAGAGATGGTGAGTTTCAGGTAAATGATGATGCTGGTGAGTCTCAGAGTATAGAAATTGAGTCAAGCACTGCGGTCGCTGCTGGTACTGCGATTACAATTACACTTAAAGATCCTATCACGACAGCTCTTACCACAGATTCAGAGTTCACTCTTGTTCATAACAAATTCAAGGGTACTATTATAACTCCTGCCACGGCTGCTGCTGCTACACTCCCCTCAACTGGTATACCGATGAAAGCCGTACCTGCAACTTGTTTTTATTGGGCGCAGACAGGCGGTGTGTGTGGTGTTCTTGGTGGTGATACTGCTGCGAATGGTGCGTCATTGATGCCAATGGATGCTACTTCTGGTGTTGCTGGTTCTGTAATCGCAATGACTGAAGCTGGTGTGGTTATAAATGCAAATGTTGGTTATATGTATGGTACTGCAAATGAGGATGCCGAATACAAACCCGTTTACCTAACGATTGATTAGTAATCAAAACAGGGGGGTGTAAAAGCCTCCCTTGATTTAAGGAGATTTTTATGAGTAATGATTATTTAATATCACAAGGGTCAAGCGGAAGGGTGCGGTATGATATTGTAGATGAAGATACGATGACTTCTGATTCTGCTGTTAAAATTCCAGTTCAGCAAAGTGTAAAAGCTTATGCCGACTCTGTAGCTGCTGCTTCTGCGTTAGCAAGTGCAGTATATATATCTGTGCATATCCCTGATGTTTCTACAGGAGACCAGTGTATGTGGAGAAGTCCTTTAGCTGGTTCGGTTACAAATATTAGGACATCTATTAATAATAATATTTCATCTGCTGGTGCTGCTGCTATTACATTTGAGATTAACAATATTGCAAATACAAGTGCTGCACAAACAATTGTTGCTAGTTCGAGTGGTGGTGTTTCTGTAACATCCTCTCCAACAGCTATGGTTCTTGCTATAGGAGATAAGGTTGAGATTGTAACAGATGGTGGGTCTACAAACGCCTCCCCTGGAACTTCTATTTTTAGAATTACACCTACAGCATAGGTGTTAAATGACAACAGTAGCGGAAATATTAGATTATGTTTCTAAAAAAGCACCTGATAGGAGAAATATATATCCTTACCTGAACGAAGCTGTTCAATTGGTGTCAAAGAGACTTTTTAAAAATCGCTCAAGTATGGTGGTTGGTGATTTAAGTCAGGCGGTAACGTCTGGTGGAACATCAACCACCCTTCCTTCTGATTTTGGTGGTTTAGTAGACAGACCATACGAATCAGGAAAAACCTATTTACTAGAATCATTACCTGATGTTGAAACTGAGCTGGCTAATCAGACTACCAGTACCCCACGTTATTATGAATTGAGTGGTTTTGAAACGTTAAAACTTATCCCGGGTTCATCAACTGCAACTACAATAAAGGGTAAATACTGGCAAATACCAACTGAACTTACAAAAGTCACAGATACAGTACCTTGGGGTGGAATATTCGATAATTCGATAAAACAAATGATTCTTATGCAGTTTCGTGATGGGTCGGATATGGCAAGTCTTGAATCTTATGCAAACAGTAAGGTTGACGAGTTAGCACCATATTTGGATAAAAAAGAACCTTATAGGTTTAGGCTTAAAAACCCATTTGCCTTGAGGGGGTGTTAATGGCTGATACTACTATCACTGTTCAAACTTTTATTGATAATAGTACTGCAAGGGCGAAAGACAAGCGTAAAACTCAATGGTCTGACGCACAGTTATTGAATTTCTTTAATGAGGGTAAGGATTATGTGCAGGCAATCCTTGTTAATATAAATTCATCTTTTAATATTGCTACAGGTACTATACCTCTTGTTGCCGGTACTGCTGCATATTCATTAAGCACTTATTTATCAGACTTTTATAAAATGCTCCCAAGGGGTGTGTTTTTTTTGGGGTATAAACCGTTAATTCAAGTATCAAGAGAAGATTCTTATAGGAGTGGTTCGGATTCAACAGGAACAAGTGGAGCAGCACCAACCTGTTTTTATTTAGGAACACTAGAAATAGGATTCGTGAAAACTCCATCCACAGAAACAGTGGCAGCTTATCCTACTATATTGTGTCAATATTATAAGAGGCAAGCGGATTTAGCTTTAACCGATAACATGCCTTGGGTTAATATTTTCAATTCTGCCCTGCAAAACTATATGACAGGTAAGGCTATTGAAAAAACCACAGATGATAGCTCTCCTTATATAAATACATACAATGCCTTAGAAACTGCTGTAGTTCAAATACTTAAAGACAGAGACAGGGATGTACTTTGATAAAAGTAACTCCGAAAAAAAATCAACCAACTGCATCTATCCCTTTTCTGAAATTTAAGAAAGGGTTAAACACCAGTGTTCCTGCGAGGATGTTGGATCAAGATGAACTTGCTGTAGTGATTGACTATAAGATTAATCCGGGTGGTCAGTTAGAATCAAGACCACCATGTATAAAATATACAGATGCACCATTAACAACTGCTGGTAATAGTATAACCTCAATCGAGGAAGTCACACTTTCTGGTACTCAGTACAAACTATATTCTGATAGCACAGGGGCAATAGGTTATACATCAAATGGGTCAAGTGTAACACCAGTAACTATCATAACGGCTGGTAACGGAGCGACTAATATAACAGCTTATAATGATGTTGCTTTAATATCTGATGGTTCTTACCTGAAATATATAGAAACCGTTGCCGGTATTAAAATGGCTTATGACGGTGGAACAGACGGTACTCAATATGATAACTATTCTGGTCAGGATGATGGAGTAGTAGCTTTGTCAACTGCTGGCGTGGGGTGTACTTTCACAACTGCTGCATGGGATGCAGGATATACGATACCTCCGACAAGTGTAGATTTTAAAGTTCAAGCAACCACGGCAGGAACCTCAACAGTAACAGCTACAATATTTGATGTAGCTGCAAGTGCTGAAATAGCAAGTACTGCTTATGCATTAGATATCTCAACGGCTGCTTCTGATTTCTATACGGTTACATGGCCTTCAACTGATGTTAGTGACGAGTTAGATCCTTCAAAAGTATATTATTGTTTACTCAAAGGTGCAAATGTAAATCTGAGTTACACCACAATCGCAAGTGGTGGAAAGATGATAACAGGTGGTGCTGTAGCTGCTCCTACTCAAAATCCAATAATGCGAGTACACCCAGGACTGCCACCCAAATCTGACTTTTGTGTCGTGAGTGGTAACAGACCTCATTTAAAAAACCCTGATAATCCTGGCAGAGACTATTTTGGTAATTTAAGCCATTTAGATTGGAGTACAACTAATTTAGCTGGTTGGGTTGGGGTTATAGACGATGATGCAAATTCTTTTGAGATTGGGGCAATGCAGGATTTGTACGGTAAATTATTTATATATGGTACTCAAGACACCCCTTATTTATGCAGGTTAGACGGTGCAACCCCATCTGCTTATTCTTTACCTTTAATGTATCAAGCTGCTTGGTCAACCCATAAAACGCTTAAAAATGCGACAAATGATTTATGGGCTGGTTCTAAAGACGGTGTCAGCTCATTAACTGGTGTTGATGCTTATGGTGATTTAAGAAAAAGTATTGTAAGTGATTCTATAGATGTTGCTCTCAGGAGTTGGGTAGATGCTACAGCTTTTGCAGGGTATCAGTCAGAGGATAGCCAATATTGGTTACACCTCCCTACATACGGTAAGACTTTAATTTGTCAAACCAAACAACCAATGCAGAGAGAAGATGGTGGTATAATACGCCCTTGGGCTTTATACGATTTACCAGTGACCCCAACTTGTTTTAGTCAAGCTGGGGATGAATACCTAATAGGTGCTGATGATGGATATGTATATCACTTGAGCAGAGATTCGTATAAAGATTTAGATACAACTCAGATTAATCCTACATTCAAAACAGCATACTTGGAATTGCCAGGGCAGACTGTTGATTTACTACAACTCCAATTATTAGGTGATTCTGTAACAGGCACTACGATGACTGTTAATGTATATACTGATGGGTCTGAAAGCACTGTAACCGATACTATAGAGATATCCATGCCAGGAAACGGAACATTACTAATTGATGAAGCAATAATGCCAATAAGTGATGCTAAATTTGCTATTTCTTATACCGATGATGCTGCGGTAGAATTATTTTTTGATACAAATATTTCATGTCATTCGTTTCAAATAGAAAGTAAAGACGCAAGTTTAGCAGGTTCACCATTATTCGTGAATGGTTTTAACTCTGTCTATAAAAAAACACAAAATACGTTAGCGAGGTAATATGGCTAGAAAAACATGGACGAGTGCTGATACAGTCGAATCAGTATTAAAAACTACTGGTGAAGCTCAAACTAATTTTGTTGAATTATATTCTGATGCTTTTAGATCAAGTTTACCTTCCGCTGCTGGAACTTTTGATCCTGTAATACATGTAGTAGATGGAGGGTTTGTTGGTATCAATACGACTGCTGGCACATCCCCGTTACATGTTTACAGAGGTTCAACAGCTAGCCCTGGGTATACATCCGCAACACTAGTGGACATAGAACAAAATACCACTGGTGATGATCAAATTTGTTTAAATGTTACTAACAGGGGTACAAATACAGGACTAATAGTAGATTCTCACAATACCGCTGGAGTTGCTTGTTGCTATTTTCAGAATAGGGCAGGTGGTAATTCAACAAATTATAGCACCTTGGCTCAACATAATGTGTCGGGTGGTGCCCATAATTTTGTTCGCAATTTAGCTGCTGCTACAACTGCTGGGCCAGTTGTAAAGATTATACAAGATCATGCTACAGATGACCAACCAGCATTAACAATTAAAAATGAAGGAACTGGTGATGCATTAAACATAAACACATCTGACTTTGTTGTACTTGACACAGGAGAAGTGGGAGTAAATGATGTAACACCTTCATATAAACACGAAGTAAACGGCACATCTCATGTTACAGGAGAGTTCACAGCAAGTGTAAAGACATTCTTGATAGACCATCCCGTAGACCCCTTAAATAAAGTCCTTTATCATTCTGTAACGGAATCTCCAGAGCATGGGTTAACATATCGAGGTAAGTCAAAACTTAAAAACGGTAAGGTAACTGTAAACATAGACGACTATTTCGGAATGACAAAAGGGACATTTGAGACTTTAAGTCAAGATATAATTGTCCAGTCATTACAGAATCAGGATAATTTTGACAGGATAAAACCTGGAAACATTACAGGGGGTTCTTTTGAAATCATATGTGAAAACACAACATCTAATACAGAAATAAGTTGGTTTGTTACAGCATGTAGAAATGATAATTTTATAAGGTTCTCTGAGCGTAGTGATATTAACGGTAGGTTAATTATAGAAGTAGATAAACCAGAACCAACTGGTGATGAATTATCTGAACTTAATGATATATTGAAAGAAGTTGATACACAAGAAGAAGCAGAAGTTAAAGATGAAAGAATAGACTGTCTTAAAGATAAAAAGGGTTACTACTTAAACCCCGAAGCTTTTGGAACATCAAGACCGACAAGAAAGGTAACAAAACAACTAAAGGCAAGAAAGGTAACAAAACAACTAAAGGCAGGTGAATAACAATGGCCTTCATGGATAGCTTTAATAGCTACTTTAATCAAGATAACGCTGATAACCAGGACTGGGGAAGTGGACAAATTGGATTAAAGGACGGTGTTGCTACATATACAAATTCAGAAGGTAAGGGCACGTCATGGACGAAAGATAGTAATCCGTGGAGTGTTGCTAACCAAGAGTCTGAGATAGGCGATCAATGGAGGGAAAAATGGGGTTTTGATGCTCTTGATAAGTTCCAACCAAATCAAATGAGCATATTCGGTGTTGATGTTAATGATCTTTCAGGTCCAAAAGCAACAAGTTTTAATAGTAGTGGGTCAAGCAGTTCTAATCAATCTAATAGTAGCTCTCATAGTGGTGTAAATTGGGACTCTGATTTTATGAAGAACTTAAAACCAGAATTAGAATCTTCATATCAAAACCTGCCAGGACAAATAGATGAATGGACCCAAGCAGCACAAGGCATGTTTGACAGCACGTTAAGAAAAAACATTAATACCCAAATGCCATTAGCTCTTGAAGGGTTAAATTCGGGTAATATGCTCAATTCAACTGTAGCCGGTGATACTTTATCTAAACTTGCAAATGAACTCGTACAGGGTGGCGCACAAAAACAGTATGAGACAGGTATGACATCTGCTGAAATGAAATCTCAGATACCAGATTTATTAGCTCAGTTAGCTAATCTTGGTAAAGAAACAGACAGTTCAAGTGCTTCTTCAAGTCATAGCTCAAGCAGTAGTCAAGGTGGTAGTGAATCAACTAACGATTTAGCAGGATTGCAATTAATGATGGACAATTATGCTACAACTGCTTTGCTTCAAAGTATCCAAGAATAATACGCTTTATAAAAGGAAACAATAATGAACTTAGGAAAGTACGATAACATTACAGACATGTTAAAACAATTAGGGCAGTCAAGAAGGGTTACAAGCAATCCATATAATACTGCGTCTAATCCTTCGGGTGGACCTTTGCAAACTGGTAACTCTTTTGCAAATATGATGAAGAATAAAGTCAGGTCGGGAAACCCAAACGGATTTACAAACAGCTTACAAAACGTAAATCAGTTAGACGAGTTAAAACAGAACTTGGGTAAATTACGACCGAAACCACAACCAATTCCTAATTTAACATTAGAAGACAGAATAAATGATGGGCGCAAGTTAATAAACCTGCTCCCAGATATTATTAGACCAGAAACGGATATAAAAGGCTCTGAATATTGGGGGTCTGCTATAGGTGAATATCAACAAGGGGGTCCACCTCCACCATATATTATTAGACCAGAAACAATGGATATAAAAGGCCCTGAATATTGGGGGTCTGCTATAGATAAATATCAACAAGGGGGTCCACCTCCACCATATAGTGGGCCGATTGATCCAAATTTACAACCAGCACCAGGGAATATGAGTTTAATGGATGGTTGGAAAGCAAAATCCCCAACGAGTAATGGAAACTCTATTGAGTTAATGAGTTGGCTACAATCATTAATGGGTATTAAAAATAAAATAACTGATGATAGTAAAATGAGTTTAATGGATGGTTGGAAAGCAAAATATAACCAAAATCAACCTGCTCCTCAGCCTGCTCCTCAAAATGCTCCAACAAATGTTCCAACAAATGCACCTGTTGAACACTCTATTCCACATTTAATGGGGTACTAAATGGGTGATGCTGGTGGCATAGGAGATCCCTCTGGTGGTATGTCTGGCAACAGTGGTGGTAGTGATGGTAATGTAGGTGACGGTTATTTTTCTTGGAACCACCCTGACGCTTCTCAGTTTCAGTCCTCATCTTGGAAACAAACCAACGAGGGTACAAGCTCAGATAAAGCAATGTTACAAGGTGTTCATGATTATCTGATGAACGACACTGCTTATGCTGAAGAATGGGGTAACGCTCATAAATACGGTGATAAGCTTGGTCTGAAAACATTAGGCTCATTGTTGACATCAATGCCATTTACAGTTTCTTTAATGAGTTTTATATCTGCTGCAAGGGCTAGTGGTAGCGAAGCAGGAAAACCAGCATTAATAGAAAAGTTTCTTACAGAAAAATCAAAACTTCCTGAAACTACTTCTAAGCAAATAGTTACAAGGATGAATAATCAGGGTTATTTTTCATCCCCTTCTTATGATGGTGCAGGTCTTGGTGCAGAGTGGAAAGATTTTGTAAGTAACAATGAAGATGCTTTTTCAAGTCAAGAACCTGATTTTCAGCAAGCCTTTGATTCAATTATAGGAGGTGACACGGCAAAAGACGAGAACCTTTTTGATTTAAACGCTTGGGAATACGAAAGTCTGCAAAATTCTATAGGTGGTAACAGTGGTGATTCTAAAACTTGGGATTTCATGACTGGAACAAATAACGATTATGCCGGTGGAGGATTTGAGAATTTAGTTCAAGCCTCTTTAGATTCTGGCAATGCTCCTGATTGGTTAAAGCAAAGATTATATCAAGAGTCTGGTCAAGAGGATGAATTTTTAAGTCAACCACAACCAGACGAAAATAGCGGATTTACAGGCAGCAACTTAGAGGTTGGTAATTACACAAGTCAAGCAGGTGGGGATATGGCTAATACAAACAATGGTGAGGCAGGTGGCGATTTCAATCCAAGCACTGATAGAAACGTATGGAAAGATTATGTAAATAGTTTCTATGATGTTCAGTTAGGTGAGTTTCAAAAACAAGCCCAACAAATCAAGGACAGTCAGAGCAAATACAGTAATACTCTTGATGGATTGATTAAGACATTAAAGCAAGGCACAAGTACCACCCCTGTATCTTATACAATCGGTGGTCAAAATGTTAAGTTTTTACCGGGATCAACTAAAAACACATTAGATAAATTAGAGGGTTATGCAGGAAAACAAAACCAATCTGACCTATTATCTATTATGACTGCAAATCCTAACCTGAATTATCTTGATGCCTTGAAAGAACTTTCAAAAATGGAGAGTGATAATGTCTCTGTTGATAAGGGAATTGGGGTTAAAGAAGACCAATTAGAACAAAACGAACCAGGATTTTTGGATATTCTTAAAGGTATCGGTTCTGCTGGTAGCGGAGTAAGTGACATATGGGATTCCATTTTCGCATAGGAGAAATTATATGAAATTCATGACATCAGCCTCAGTGGCAAACCTTCCTAATTATCTTGAGCAAGATAGAAGAAGAAAACAAACTGGTATCGAAAATGAGAGATATGATACGGAAAGATCCGAAGCAGCTAAAACAAAGTCTGAAGCTGAAGCCAGAAAGCAGAGGTTTGAGGATGGTGGTGCTTATATTTGGGAAAGATTTAATCAGTTATCTGATAAAGAAAAACTAAATCCGCAAGCTGTACAATTAATAGGTGAAGAAACTCGAAATAAATTCAAAATACCAAGAAGTGAGATGGGAACTCTTATAGGTGGTGTGTTAGATTTTACTAAGAGACAGGCTTCGTATAATGAACAGCAAAACCAGCAATCTATATTTGATGCAGCAAACAATATTCCTGCTGAAGGTATTGAGTATGGTGATCCTAGTATTTTCTCTGTTCCTTCAAATCCAGACAAAGCAAGAATAGAAGCAAGAACACAAAACGCTATAAATGCTCAAGAAAGTGCAGTACAGGATAAAGCACGTAAAATAAAGCTTGAAAATTCTATCATTAATAAAAATAACAGAACTCGTGAAAGTAGTATAAAACCGACCAACCCAACAAACCTAAAAGACTCCCAAGGAATAGCAGATCAGACCTTTAATGATGTTCTTCTACGAGCAGGATATAAAACTGATGAAACAGGAGAAGTGGTAAACTCTGAGGGTGATATTGTACCATATACTGAAGTTGTGAATTTAAAAAATAAGGCAGAAAAAGAAACCGGCAGAATTGTTCAAATGATGGATAATAAAAAAATCGGTTATTTTCCTGCTAAAACTATAGTTCAAAGAGAAATAAGGAATGAAGAAGGGCAAGCAATAGATTATGCAATTCAAAAAGCTCGAAGTATAACAGACCCAAGTAAGAGAAATGAATTTTTATCTCAACTTCCACCTGAAGTAAGAATGGGTGCAATGAACAAATTAAAGGGTGGAGGAACACAAAACAAACCAGCACCTAAAAATATTCCTGAAAGACCAGAACTAAGAAAAGGGTTACAAAGCGATATTCAGAGAGCGAAAGAACAAACTTCAAAGCAACTTGGTTCTGATGTTTACAAAAAACCTGCTCAATCTGACAGAGTGGTAAAGGCTAAAGCTGCTGTTGCTGGTCATAAAAAAATTAAAGAGATTGTAAAAAAACATAGCACAAGAGTAATTCCTGGTGGTTTGGGTAAAAAATCCGTTGTAATCCCTTATCCTGGTGAAGAAGAACTAAAGAAAATATTAACTGAATTATCTGAGGCTGGTGTAGGTTATGATGTTCAACATAACCCTAAAAACAACATGGTTTCTATCGAGTATAAAGCGAGATAATGAACGATTTAATATCAGAAATAGACCAGTTATATAGCAAGTTTTCTTTACCTGAAAACGAAGGTAATACTGATTTATATAACGCCTTTGCTGATTCTCAAAAGCAATACGAGAATCAAATAATTACTGATAAGAACCTTGAAACTATGGGTGATTATAAGCGAGGTCTTTATCAAGGTGGGCATCAACTTAAAGGAATGCTACATGGTGCTGTAGGTCTTGGTGGTTCTGTTGCTGAAGATATGGGTTTTGATGTTGGTACAAAAATAAAAGATTTTGGTTTTGAAGGATATCAAAAAAGCATGGAAGATGCTTCTCTTTATCCCACAAAACAGTTTGACGATATACATGGTGTTGGTGATTTTGTAGATTATACCCAAGGACTTTTAGGTCAGTTTACCCCAATGATGATAGAAGCTGCTGCCGGTTCTGCAATGGGTTACGGTGTGGGTTATTTAGGTGTAAAGCAAGCCGTTAAGCAAACAGCTAAGACAATGGCTAAGAAAGTAGCTGAAACCCAAGTTAAAAAGGGTATGATAAAAGCTGCTGGAAGGGAAGCTGCTGAAGCTCAACTTGAAAAACAATTCGCTAAAAAACTCATAAGTACTCAAGCCAGAAAAGAAATAATGAGCAAGTTTTCTAAAGCTGGCATGGTTAGCTCTGTATCCGCTATGGAGTCAGGGGGTAACTATGGTGAACTTTTAGAAGAACACGGCATAGACAACCCTTATTCTGCTCTTGCCTTTGGTACTCTTGCTGCATCCCTTGAATTAGCTGGTGGTAATATAAAACTTATTGATAATTTCCTTGGTATAGCTGTTAAAAAAGCTGCTGGTGAAGTTGTTCAACCTGGTTTATTAAAAAGATTTGCTAAAGAACTTTTAACTAATATCCCTGCTGAAGTTGGACAGGAAGCTGGACAGGAAGCACTTTCTATCTTGAATACCGTTGCAAATACAGACGAAGAATACCTAACCTCAAAAAACATGAAGCGTATATTTGAATCAGGCTTTGCAGGAGGTTTAGTAGGTGGTCTTGGTGGTGTAACAAAAATCACTACGCAAGATTTATTTAGTCGAGATCCAGCAGTAATAGAACAGATAAAAGCAATTCGTGATGATTTAGCAGAAGGTAAGGTAGTTGATTTAATGCCTGAAGAAAGTACTGAGTTGCCTTATGTTGAAAGTGATATTCCTCAATCAGTATATGCAGACAATAATCCTTTTGATAATGACCCACCAGATGTTCCTCCTAATAGTGGTGGTGTAACTGAACGAGATATATTCTTAGATGCAATTAATAAATTTGCATACCAAAACGGATTTGAAGGACTTATAAGAAACCCATTTTTAAAAGAAAAGATTAACGAATTTGACCAAAACCAAGAAGATTCGCTTATACAGGGTCAAGAAGCAATAAGCGACCAAACCATACCAGTAGTAGACGATGGGCAATATATTGATATTGAAACTGTTGAGACACTTAAAGATGTACCTAAAAGCAACGAGCCAGAAATTCGACCCGTTGAAACCCCAAAGAAAACCCAAGAAGACGAAACTCAGTTTTCCACAGAAGAAGTCGATTTAGAGTCAGAAGCTAAAAAGTATAATAATGTTGAAGAATTTAAAATTAATGTGTTTGAGGCTGTGCAGAAGAAAATATTTGGGGTTAACACAGATGATGTTGTATCAGTGCCAATAAACCAAATAGAAATAAAATGGAAAGATGATTTAAAAGAAGCGGAGAGAATCGCAAAAAAAGAAGATATAACAGATTTCACAGAACCAGTGGATTTCATTTTTGATATGAAGAAAAACAAATATATCTTAGATGATGGACATAATAGGTATGTTGCAGCTAAAAGACAAGGTGTTCCACTTAAAGGTATTATTCAACACACAGAAGGGAATTATGAAGAATTAGCAGATATATATAAACAAAAAACTGGTGAATCATTATCAGATGTTTGGAATAAAGCTAACAAAAATCCCCAATACTCCACAGAAGAAGTAACAGAAGAATACAAAGGTGAACACGAAGCACCAGCAAATGACGGATATGCAAAACCACTACATGATATGACAGATATTTATCCTGATGATATTTATAGCATGAATGGTGCAAGGTATTATGGTGATGGTTCACCTTTCGACCAAGAAAGTGTAAGTATTCTTGGTTCATTAAAAGGGAAACCTAATAAAAAGGTTAGGGTGTACAGGGCAGTCCCTAAAGTTTTAACTAATAAAGAAGAAAAACAACCTGATAAAATTGGTATTAATGATGGTAATTGGGTTTCAATTAATAGAAAATACGCCGTTGCACATGGCAAATCTTCATTAAATGGCGAATATAAAATTATCTCAAAACTTGTAAAAGCAAAAGATTTATTTACTGATGGCAATTCTATACACGAACAAGGTTATGATTCAAGAGAACCCCAATACTCCACAGAAGAAGTAACAAACCCCTTCTACTCTCAAATGTCAAAAGTTCTTACCCAAAAAGTAAATTCTGGACCTGTAAAAAACATACGTCAACAAATCCAAGGATTAGCCAATAAAGGAGAGTTTAAAAAAGAAGAACTTGAATGGATAGGATTAGATGAATGGTTAAGTGAAAAGAAAGGGAAGGTAACAAAGCAAGAGATATTAGATTTTGTAGAGCAGAATCAGGTTGAGGTTGTTGAGGTTGAGAAGGGGATAGAGGGTACTTCAAAACATGAAATCGTTGAAGAAGTTTCAGACGCTAAGGATATTTTATCACAAGGTGGGAAACTATATGCCATAGATAGTTCTGGTCAAGCTATAAAAATTGTCGAAGATTCTAACACAATAGCTCCATATATCACTGATAATTGGGAAAATTATACAGTGAAACAGGGAAATATAGACGATGTAAATAGAGAAAACCCAACAAAATTCTCCCAATACCAACAACCAGGCGGTGTCAATTATAAAGAACTAATGCTGACTTTGCCTTTAAAGAAAAAAGAAAGCAGCGAGTTTGACAAAGTAACTAAAAGGTTAGCAGAGGTAGAGGATCAGTATGGAGATCCATTACCAAACAATAGAGCAGAATGGTTGCAGTTAAATGAAAAACTCAGGGTACTCACTGAAAATCAATCATATGATGGTAACTTCCAAACCCCTCGCCAACATCAATACGGAGACTCAGCAGACACTAACAGATTAGCATGGGTACGCTTTAACGAAAGAACAGATAAAGACGGTAATAAGGTATTATTCTTAGAAGAAGTACAGAGTGATTGGCATCAAGAGGGTAGGAAGAAGGGGTATAAAGGGAATTTAAAACTAACTAAAGATGAACTTGAACTGCAAAGAGTAAATAAAAAAATATGGAATAATGAGGAATTAACAGATAAAGAAAAAATAAATACTCCTATTTTAGAAGCATCTTCTGGCGAGTCTCTAATGAGAAAAGTTGGTGAAGATGGGTTAATACCAAACGCCCCCTTCAAAAAGTCATGGCCTTTACTAACCCTAAAAAGAATGATTCGTTACGCTGCTGAAAACGGATTTGATAAAGTAGCGTGGACAACAGGAGCAATGCAAGCCAAGCGTTATGATTTGAGTAAGAAGATAGATTCTATTGAGTATGATTATGACGGTAATTACCTTAGAGCTTTTGATAAAAAAGATAATCCTGTTATACAAGAATTTGTACCAGAGAATAAACTTGAAGAAACTATAGGAAAAGAACCAGCCGAAAAAATAATTAACCGAAACAAAGAGATATTAAAAAAAAAGAAATCGTCAGTCCTTGATGCTGCTGTAAAAGGTGGTATGTCTGAAAAACAAGCCATTGCAGATATAGAACATCTTTTAGAAGAACCACTTGATACAAAGTTTAGAACAACAATGGATCAATGGAAACGATTAAGTGATTCTATAGGCGACAGTCTTGATTTGAACGATATTTTTCATGATGATAATACTACAATTACCCTTGAGAACCAAGACCTAAAAGTAGGTGGTGAAGGTATGAAAGCCTTTTACGACCAAATACTCCCTAACGAAGTAAACAAGTTCTTCAACAAGAAAAAATGGGGTAAGGCTAAAGTAGGAATGATAAAAACCAAATACGGTTATACTGTTCCTGCAATAGACATTACTCCACAAATGAAAGAGAAAGTTTTATCTGAAGGTTTGCCGTTATTTTCCACAGACAAACCAGGTCAAGGACTAAACCAAGAAGAAATAGCCAAAAAGTTTAAAAGCCAAGATGTAACCACAAATGAAGACGGTTCTATATCTATTCGCTTTAAAAACGGAAAAGGCTTTGTAATTAAGAATATAGACTACGTTTCAGAAGATGAGGCAAGGTTAGCTATACAATCAGGAGCAATGTCAAAGCAAGGGCGTATTTTAGGCTCTTATAAGGATGGTACGATAACTCTTACTAAACATGCCAAGCCTGAAACACTTTTCCACGAACTTGAACATTTCATGGAAGATACCGGCATTCTCACAAAAACAGACCTAAAAGTTCTTGACGCTAAAAGTAAAAGTGCAAAAGGCTTTAAACTCCAAAAAGACCAAAGAGAAAACAGAGCTAACTATTTTGGTCATTTAATGAAAAACAGAGAGCTTGAAAGAAATACAGTAGTTGGAAAAATCGTACAGAAGGTTAGGGATTTTCTTGATAATTTATTTTACCTTGTCGGGCAGACTGAGCGTAAACTTGCAAGAAGTGTGGAATCGGGTAAGATATTTGATAAGACTAAAAAGAAAGGTTCTAAAATTTTCACAGGAACACAAGTACCCGACCAATTATCTAAGCAAGAACCAACCAATACAGACAGTAAAGAATTTAAGGCATTTTTTAAAAATTCAAAAGTGGTTGGGGAAGATGGGGAGCCTTTGGTGGTTTATCATGGGACTCCGAACGGTGGATTTACTATATTCGACAAGAATTTGCAAGGGATAAGAAGCACTGGAAAGGAAGATAAGAGTAGGGCATTCCATTTTACGGATAATGTTAAGACTGCAACGGCTTATTCAGAATCATACATGAATAAATCTATAGAATACGAAGTAGATGGAGTTAAGAAAAAGATTGATAATACTGAGAAAAGGCCTAACGCAAAAGAATATCAAGTTTATTTATCTATTGAAAATCCATTAAAATTAGCTATGTCAAAAGATATAACAGAGGGTGTTATTCAACAGGCTATCAGAAATGGTCATGATGGTATAATTACCAACATGGGTAATGGAACTGAATATGTTGTCTTCAACCCAACCCAAATCAAATCAGTATTCAATAAAGGTGAATGGAGCAAAACAAACCCTGATATAAGATACAGCACAAGTGAAGATGCTAAAGGTCAGTCAACAATAGAAAGTATTATGTCTGTCCTTAGAAAAACGGCAACAAACAAAAGTGATACAGCTAAAGCAAGTATAGCCAAAGAACAAAACATAATTAAAGAATATCGTAAATTAGAATTGTTATCAAAAGATCCTCAAGCATCTGTAGCAAGTAAACAAAAAATGTTAGCTGGATTTTTAAAAGTTCTTCCTGCAAATGTGCGGTCAAAAGTCATAACTCCATTAAGTGTTATTAGCCGATATAAATTAATTGATACACATAAGAAAAGGATAGACGAAGCTCTTGCTAAAGCAGAGGAAGAATTAACAGCATATCTTAGACGTGGTTTGGTCGCTGATATAGTTAAAGGTACTTCTTCTAAAAAACTTGCAAAAAACAGAATCAAAAAAAGTATAATAGGACACGAAGCAGCAAGAGATTTAGAATTTATCCGTGACACATTAAAAGAAAAAAATCCTACTTCTCATATAGATACAATAGAAAATCAGATTATTGAGAAAGAAAAAGCACTCGAAGAAGCAAATGAAACCAGAGCAGTTATACTTGAGGAAGAAATAGCTGACCTAAAATCTCACCAAAGTATAATAGAAACTTTTAGTAATCTTAAAACTCAGAACCTTGATGATTTATTATTTGCAAAAGAGTCACTCACATCTATTATCGAAGATGGTAGAGCATTATGGAGAACACAACAAGACGCTTTTAAATCAGTGGTAGAACCAATGACCGACAAAGCACAGCAAGATATATCAGGCCAAGAAGAACCTACTCTTGAAACAGCAGCAGCAGCTACAAGAAGAAAGGAAGCAAAAAACACAAGATGGGGTAAGGTAAAAGGTTCATGGGATGCAGTAGAAAATAGTATACTGTCTTGGGAATTTTTAATGAACAAACTTTCTAAATTACCCGGTGGTAAAATATTAAAATCATATTTAACAACAAACGGTACAGCTATTGCTAAAGATGGAACAGACAAGGAAATACTTTATAATCGTGAATCTAATGACCTTATACATAAAAAAGCAATAGAAATATTTAATGCTAAAAACTCTAAAGACTTAAATAATAAATTTCTTGAGCAAGAAATAAAACATGCAGATAAAGTTTTTTCTTATGATGAAAATGATAAGAAGATAGAGAATTTTGTTCTATCTCAAATGGATGCAGCATACTGGTATGCGGTTAGAAAGAACGATGATAGTATTCCTACTTTTGATAAAATGGGTATTACTGACAAAACATTCAAAGAAATTGAAACTTTCATAGGTAAAGATTTAAAGGCATGGGTAGATTGGAATGTAGATGAACACTTACAAGACTTTCACTTTTCTGTAAATGATGTTTACCGTCAAGTGCATGGAACAAGTTTAACTAAAACTCCTGGCTATATTACATGGTTAAGAGAGACATCTAATAATGTTGACGATAAGGGTATTGCGAGTAGTCCTTATGAAACTGGTGCAAAAGGTATGTCAAAAGGTGCTTTTCATGAGCGTGTAAGTAATACCAATAGATTTAAAGTTGCAAGTTTTAATGATGTTCTTACAAGACATGTTTCTGATATGAATAACTTTAGAGCATGGGCTATGCCTACAAAGGTTCTAAATGCGATTTTTAATAACAGGAAAACTCAGCAACTAATAAGACAAAACCATTCTGATAATATGCTTAGTGCTGTTAAGTCTTTCCAAAAAGATTTTACAAAATCCCCTATTGAAATGCGTGGTGAATTACCAGCACTTGATAGACTAAGGGGTAATATAACAACAGCTATGACAGCACTAAACCCCACAATATTTTTAAAACAGTTAACTTCAATACCTGCAATGGCAGAATCAATCCCTACCAGTGAATGGATAAAAAATTCAGTTAGTTTCTGGTCAAATCCATTAAAGGCTTGGAACATATTAAAAGACTCTAAGACATGGGAGGGTAGACGTGACATAGGCATGGAGAGAGACATAAGAACTGCTCAATCTGTTTCTGGTTCACAAGCTGTTGCAAATGTCCGTAATCTAAAAAATAGAGCCATGTTCCTTGTAAAATGGGGTGATGGTGCAGCTATTTTAGTTGGTGGTTATCCTGTATATAAATATCACTTTGATAAAAACCTATCAAGTATGGGTCGTGAAAAAGCACATAAGTTTGCTCTTGATAAATTTGAAGAAGCAATGGACAGAACACAGCAGGCCAGTGGTATAAAAGATCAAGGTAAGTTTCAACGATCTGGAAGTTATGCAAAACTGTTCTCGATGTTTATGACAGCACCAAAACAATACACTTCACAAATTACAGCAGCAATAAGGCAAATACACAAAAACCCGAAAGATGGTGATGCTTATAAAAGATTGTTTATCTTTGGTGTTATGATGCCCTCTTTATTTCAAGCTACTGCTTCTGGAATGCTTGGGTTAATGGGTGGTGATGAAGATGATAAAGATAAGTTTATAAGTAATCAAATAAAAGCTATTTTACAATCCCCATTGAATGGTATTCCTATAATTAGGGATCTCCAAAAAGGTGTATGGGAATCTGCAATGGGTGAATGGTATGGAACTGACGTGGAATACTCACCAGTGGCACAAGCAGGTCAATCATTATTAGATGCCGTATTTAATGGTGCTAAGTTGGTTGCCGGTGGTGGAGATAAATATTTAGAGAAAACACTTAATAATGTTTTAGAAACTGCCGGATACGCTTACGGTCTTCCAGTAGAGACTGTGCGTAAAATGTTTATGGAAAATTGGAGTGATATAGTTTCTGGTGAAACTGACTATCCTATCAGACGTGGGCTTGGATATAGCCGTTATGCAACTGGTGAACAAGGAAGTAGATATAATAGGAATAAAACTAAAATAAAAAATGCTGTTGGTAGATATAAAAATAAAGAGCAAAAACAGGGTGATCAATATTTTTTAAGATTTAGTGGTCAACTGAAAAAAATTGAATCGACAATCAGGAAATTAAATAAGGCTCTAAAGACAGCAAAAAGTGATAGCAGTAGAAAGAGAATTGAAAAAAGAATTGAAAATTTAAAGAAGACTTTTAATAGTCGGATAAAATAAGGAGTAAATATTATGGGAATAAGAACACTTGAACAAGCTTTAACTACTGCTGAGTCTGATGTAACAGCACCAGCCGATATAAGTGGTATTGGTATTGTTGTACAGGGTGGTGAAAAAGCGTGGTTTAGATCCCAAAATTCTGGAAGTGCGGAGTTCCCAATTGTTGCAGATTCCCAAGGGGTTTTTTTAGATGGAACTTTTAAGTTGGGTGATACCATGTTTTACGCAAGGTCTGACGCAACGGCTGGATGCACTATAACCTATATAACAGTAGTGTAGTAATGTTAAATATAGGACAAAATTCATACGGTCTTAGTATTGGTGGGGGTACTTCTTTTTCAAGGGGTGGGTATGTTGTAAAGGTTCTTGATCTTACAAATACTGCTGATATGAATACGTTTCTTGGTATTCATGGTGGTTCTTATGCCAGAGCATCAACCATGCACACTTTTGACTTTGAAGGATTGCTGAAAGAATCTCCAATCAATATTCTTCCTGTTTATGGTGGGCGTGAGGTTACTAACCTTTGTTTGCAGGGTTCTGATCTATCAACAACATGGCATAATGAGGGTGTGGTTTCCGGCACAAACTTATGGACTGCTGACGCTGAAAGAGACCGGATACTACAAAACATAGCCACTGTGGAAGGTCGTTCATATAGGATTTCTTATGATGCTTATGTGGTCACTCCTAATGGAGCATTAACAGGATATAGGATGTATCATAATGACAGTGCTTCTGGCAGCTCCAGTGAGATTGATCTTACGTATGTTAAGCAGAGGTACTCAAAACTTATACTTGGTAAAGTTGGCGGAGGTAATGTTGCTGTAGGAATTAGGGATTACAACCTCTCTAATTTTGCCCAACTATACTTATCTAACTATTTAGTAGAGGACGTGACAGGTCAAACAAATCAGCAACCTTCTAATTATGTGCCCACCACAACTGCTACTGTAATAAAATGGTTCAATATAGAAAATTATAACGTTGTGACAAATTATGTTGTAAGAGAAAGAATTTATGGTAACTACTTAAAAGGTGGCTGTGCAATAGGCGACTCTCAAACAGATAATGTTAATTCTTTTTCAGTAATCCTCAATGATGTTATTGATGACACTGTAACCAACGAGGGTGTCTCAGGCGATAAGTTAGCTGACATTGCAACAAGGTTTGTTGCAGATGCAGACCCTGCCAATAGAAGTTTTATTGTTATACAGGGCGGTGTAAATGACATTAGAAATGCTGTAGCTGATCCGAATACATCTATGCAATCGTCATTAATCAGTATGGTTGCCGCCTGCTTATTAAATAGTTGTGAACCGATACTGGTGAATATAAGTCCTTTTAAGGATAGTGCAGATTGGACAGTAGCTAGGCAGACATGGACAGAAACTTATAATACTTGGCTCGCTGCTTACTGCATAACTAATGGGTACGAGTTAATTGATGCCTATTCGTTACTTGGTGACGACTCTGCACCCTCTGAGTTGGATTCTGAATACGATTCAGGAGATCAAATCCACTGGAATGATGCTGCTGACATAGTTCTAGGTAATACTTTTTACATATATTTAGCTTTGACAGCTACAGCAAATGAAATACCGTTAACAAACACAATTGGAGGAGCTTTCTGGCCAAGTGTTACTAACCTTTTTGCTGCTTTAGACTATCGTGATCCGAGTAACTGGACTTCTAATTCTGTTAATGCAACTCAAGATCAAACAGGGGTAGATGGTTCTCCTACAACTGCTTGGTCACTTGAAGATGATAATGCAGTAGCATATGAATATCCTTGGGACAGACAAACAATTGCAAACGATTCAACGTGGCAGTCAACAAGTTTTTTAGTTCATAAAACAGGAGGTACTTCAAGGTATCCTGGTTTTTATCTTCACCTTGACGGTGGAACTACTGAATTAACTGAAACGATAACTTTAGATAAGACTACGGGGGCTGTAGTAGAAACATCAGCAGAGGGCGAATATAATGTAATGTCTATTGGTGACTGGTGGTTTGTTACTCTTGCTATACAAAATAACTCGTCTGGAAATGATGATAAAGATATTAGAATATACCCTGCAAGGTCTTCTAATGGGACAGATGACGATCCTACAGCAACAGGCTCAATAGTTGTAGATTGGAGTCAGTCTGTAAACGCCAGAAGATGCCCGATACACTTAGTTGAAGGCGGAGCAACCTTGGCAGCACAAAGCTTAATTGCTGCTGATGCTGCGAATGCAAGTAAGCTGATTGATGATTCTAAGGGTGCAGTTTATGCAGAGGCTATGCTGTTGCCTGATGATTTAACTATTGGTATCGTCAGTGTTATAACTCTGGCAGGCAGTCAGTTATTCTTTTATGGGCCTGCTTTAAACGATGATGTGTATTTTACAGATGGCACTAACTTATCAAACCTTTCATCTGCTTTTAGTGGTTATTCAAAGATAGTAGTTAATTGGGAAGGTGCTTCAAAACAAATAACGTCAAATGGGGCAAGTAGTTCTGTTGGCACATACGATGGTGCTTTTGTCACAGGAGACTTATACGTTGGTAGTAGAAACGCTACAGGAAGGCGATTTAACGGCATAATAAACAGCGTAACATTCTATCCCAAACAACCAAAGGATCAGGCTTATTGGGAGGCACTGACAACATGAAATTGCGCAATCCCTATATCGCATAGTCAGTTGACAAGCGATGGAACAAAGGTAACAACGAATGGTATTGAGGTTACTAATAACTCAGGTGAATGTATATGGACAGACAGGGAGTAAATAATGGCTGATATAACAACGACAGATGTAAATAAGATAGATAATGAAGCAGTTCTTGGCTTGCTTGGTGTGCATAATTCACTTGCTTACAAAGTGCATGAAATAGAAACTCATTTTCATGGTTGGGAGAGATGGGTTGGGCCAGCAGCATCACCCTCAGCAGCTCATATTGCCGATCCTCTTGGAGAAGTAGGTGGAACTCCAGCGGGGGTTATAACTTCTTTTCAAGTTACCTCTGGTGCCAATAAAACATGGGGAACAGCATTACAAGTATTTGGTGCTACAGATGCAGCAGTATGCTTACCTACTGGTTATCAAGCTTCATTTGATCCACATCACATAAAGTTTACTGATGTTCAGACTGATAAGCAAGAATGGTTACTTCGTATTATATATAGTGCTTCTACAGCAGCAGCAGGCGTTACAGCAGAAACATATACTGTAAAACCATTCTTTATTGAGAAGACGAATAAGAACGATGCTGATACTGAGCTTATGGTCAAACGAGCAGCAGCCGGTACCCTGATTTGGGTTCAAGCATTGCAACTTACTAATAATGATGCAAGAACCTTGGATATACAATTTGGTCTTCATGGTTATGGGGGTTAGGTATGATACAGCCGTTACAGTTATTGATTCAGGTCAGAAATAGAGATTATCTTGAAAACTTAACTCCTGAGAGATTGGCTGCTCTTGAGCCATTGGGTATCGAATTCTGTAATAATACAGCATACAATACTGTTGAATTTGAGAATAAGAAACTTATATGTGGTATAACTCAATCAATGGGTAATTCAGTACAACCTCTGCAAGATGTGATTGATGAGTATGGTTTTCGATGGATTATTCTTGCAGCAGTTAACGGCTTGATACTTAATTATCAGGGTGAGATGGTTCCAAATCATATAACTTATTATAAAAAAGGTGTGGTGAGAATTTACCTACAAGACCCATTAGAAATAGAGATACACACAGAACATTATCAAGGCGAGCCAGAGTTTGGTAGAGAAAATTGATTCTTTAATATTAGAATAAAGAGCAACCCGACACAGTATGAGGCTATGCCAGGTCTACCCAAAACAAAAAAACATTGACATAATAATAGTTTTATGAGATAATACAAGAAAGGATACTATGAACGGAATTACAAAAGAAACATTCCAAGAGGCTGATATACCCACTCGATTAGATATTCTATTTGATTACCAGAAAGATACTCATAGAATTATGGGTGAAATAAACGAATCCCTACAAGAACATCCAAGTAATTGTGATGCGAGGTTTACTAAACTTGAAGGTGATAAAATGAAAAATACAGCCATATCAAGCAGTTTAGGTTTTATGGGTGGATTTGTAGCTATGGCAGCTAAACTCAAATTTTGGGGGTAAAAAATGAGTTCAGGGGATATAAGAATTAAAAACCCTGAAGATATAAAAAATCTTATGTTGTGCCGGTTCAACCCTGTCTTGACTGATATTATATCTTGGGTAGCTAAACATTACGGAATTGAAATAGTAGAAACTTTCCGTGAAAAAAAGTATTATGGCGATTTGCATTCTGATATGCCAGTACGAGAAATTGACTTCACCTCCAACTCAAATCCTGATTTACTCCTTAAAGCAATTAACGTAAGGTGGCAGGAACCTTCCAGTAAAAAACCTATTGCTATTCTCAAAGAAAATACTTTCCATGTGAGAACAAGCCCCAAAACACGATTAAGGCGGTATCAATGAGAGTAATAATAGAGTTTGATCTTCCAGAAGATAAACCAGATTTTATTATAACTACTCATGCGATGGATTGGGCTTTAACGGCGTATGATATGGATAATAAACTAAGAGAATGGCTGAAGTATGGGTATGTATTCGATTCTGTAGAAGAAGCTTTAAAAGCGGTAAAAAGCCACTTATGTGATGTGATGAGCGAAAGGGACATATCTTTGGATATGATAGAATAAGATGAATGCACAAGATAGTGCGGTATCATATATTTTAAAAAATCCTGAATGTAAGGTGGGTGATGTTATAGGGTCTGTTCATTGTGGTAAAAGTGTTGCTTATGCTGCAATGTCAACTATTGAAGCTATAAATGAATCTCGTTCAAAGAAAAGAGTTGTAGGAGTATTCTCTTGTCTTCACGAACCTGCCAGTATCCCCGGTGGTTTAAAATTTGTTAAAAAAACTTTTAAAGATTGGAATGTAACAGACGTTATTTGTTTAGGTGATTTGATTGACCATCATTTTATATCAAGGCATGTTTCAGAAACAGACGCAAAAAATCCTTTAGATGAAATTGATTTAGCTATTGCAAATCTTAAAAAATGGGTCAGTGCTTTCCCTGATGTGAAAGTCACAAATGGCAACCATGACCAGATCCCAAGTAGGCAAATAAAGACATTGGGTATTCCATCAAGGTTTCTCAGGTCTTTAAATGATATATATGAATTACCTAAAACCTGGGAGTTCTCAGACCATGTTGAAATAGATAATGTTTGGTATGAGCATGGTTTAGGCTCTAACGGTCAATATGGTGCTAAGAATACGGCTTTAAAGTACGGTATGAGTTATGTGCAGGGTCATACTCACGCTAACGGTGCAATACATCATTTAACCCAAAGGAAGGGTAATATATTTGGCATGAATGTAGGTTGTTTGGTAGATCAAGCAAGTTACGCAATGAGGTATGGTAAGAAATTTAAAAACGGTGTTTCCCTTGGATGTGGAATAGTTATTGAAGGTGAATACGGATTATTTATACCATATAAGGAGTAAATTATGGAACTATTATGGTTGACAGAAATTTTAGGAAAATTAAGTGACGTAAACCTTGCAATGTTTATAGCAAATAATACACTCGCTATTGGTTTATTTTTAGCTGTTTTAAAAGTGATTGCAAAAGCTACCCCTTGGGCTGGTGATGATGAAATTTTACAGATTTTCACTAGTTTTATAGGCAGGAATAAACCTGTATCTAAAAAGAAATGATTCTATATAAATGTTCCCGAACGGTAACAAAGTACCTATTTCTTTAAAAATTTAGTTGAAATGTTCCCGAACGGTAACTTTAAGGGCGTGATGAATATTATTAAAATACTACTAATTCTATTGTTAACAATTCCATGTTATGCAGACGTTCAGGTAAAAGTTGACTTTCAAAGTGCAACAATATTGGAAAATTTTATAGAGTCTGGTGAGATAAAATTAAGACGGTTTTTTGAAAGTGATTCGTTACCAGCTATGCTTTTAAAAGATAATAATATTTGTGCTTTTTTAAGTATAAATCAGGATCAAGATGAGTTTAAAGAACGGTCTGAATTAATCCTTACTGCTCCTGGGTATAATGAGCAATATGCTTACCATAAAGGTGATACTCAGTGTGTAGGGTTAAAATTTAGTATCTTATCTTTCACATCTACAGATCCGGTTGTAATATTCCAGAATGTTCAATACGGTCATGGTAATATCGAGGTTGATTATGGTGGTAAGGGTCCGGTTCCTCTTGTTATTTGGCTTAGAAAAAAAGATAACCTTGAAATCAGGTTACAGACTTCAAACAAAACAGAGTCTATCAGGTCTGAATGGCATCAAATAAATTATAATACTTGGTATCAGTTTCAAATCAAGATGTCAGAGAATAATGTAACTGTAAAAATAGATGGTCAGGAAATATTTAATATCAACCACGAATGGGGTTATAAAGATGCTTCTGATTATTTCAGAATTTCTACAGGATTATACAGGCCAGGGTACGGTAATGGATATTGTTCTGTTCTAATAGATAATCTTGTTATAGCTGATTCGTGGGAAGAACTTGATTTTAATTATGTAAAGCCTGTACCTAAAAAAAGAATTTGGCCTCATAATTGGTATAATAATTATTATAGATATTGATATGTCACCACATATGTCCGTTTTATTGGACTTACTGGATTATATTTGTCCTTCAACGTATTTAGCTTCTCTTTCTTGAGTGATTGACGGCATCTTCCAATCATACCATAGATAATTAATAGCATGAGTAATTTCATGAGAGGCTTTATCAATCTCAAGAGATCCTAATCTAAGGAAAATTGCAGGTTCATGTTTATCAAAAAAACCAAATCCAGAACCAGTGTTTATTTTAGGGTCTCCACGTCTTTTTTTAAACTGTTCACACATTTCTAATTCTGTGTCTATAAGATATATAATGATTGGTAGCTTATCCCAAGGGTAGATATCTAAAATTTCCATAACATTAACAACAATAACATCAATATAATGCTGTTTTTTCTCTTTTACTTGTTGTCTTATACCGTATGGCATATATTTTTCATTAAACTTTTCTATCTGCTCGTCACTACCATGTATCTCTGTATATTTTGTTTTCATTTTGTTTCCTTTGATAATTTTGTATATTTCCCACCATCACAACCATATTGCCAGTGTGTGCCACAAGAGTTACATATAAAATTAGGTTTTCCACCTTTAAAATATGCTTTTTCTTGATTATAATCCGGTGACTGGCATACGTGGCATATAGCTTTAACTTTTCTTCTTTCTTTTATAATATTCATGACTACTCTCCTTTTGGGGGTTCTGGTAATGGCATCCAGTGGGTAGGGGGTATCACTATAACATCATGATGGTCTTTCCAAACCCCACAGTCAAAATCATTCTCTATTCTTTCATATGTACCCATATACATTCCTGCCATACCACAAAAAATAAGCACAATTTCATAAAAATCTGGCAACTTATCTTTAACATCTATCCATTTCATATCTTACTCCTTTTTAGTTTGTGGGGCAGGTTCGCACTCAACCGAGTCTGCAAGCGAATACCTGATGTGCAGCATCACCCCACATTATTATTATTTAATTAACTAACTTCTATTTTTTCTCTCATTTCCCACGCTTCAGTTATTTGTTGGTGTCGGGTCTTGGTCAATTCTCTATTTTTTTTATAATGTAATGATCACCGGCTCGTCCGGTGCATTAACTTTTTAGCGGATTTATTCCGCAACGCTGGTTAATATTTGCCTATATCATCGTATAGATTATATCCAAGTTTCGTATATTCTTGGCACCTCTTGCTGACTGCAAACCTCTCGCAAACTGAGCATCTGTAAACCTTTTTAGGATCATGGTTTTTTATACCCTTCGACACTCTTTCTTCATACTGTCCACATACGCAACGAACCAACCAGATAGCACCACCGCTTTTTTGTTTCTTCGATCTAATATATCCTATTACGGTTAATCTTGAATATTTAACACCAGTGAGGTCATGTTCTTTCTGCCCTGGGAATGGTATTGTTGCTGGTTTATTTTTATATAATATAGAGAATGGTTTTATCTTCCACTGAGATTTAAAAACAACCCCTTTTGCAAACGACATAGCAGCCATTTTATTAACAGGTTTCTCATGTCCTTCTAAATCAGCACTCATAATATTTCCTCCTTTAGTTTTTCTGGCCTGCTCTGCGGTTTACCCGTAGCAGCATTTTGATTAGCAGAGGGCTTGCCCTGGAGCTAATGTAATGATCTGCGGTAGCTCTGCTATCCGTAGTATTATTTATTTAGCGGTTTATCCGCTTAGAACATGTTAGGCTCTGCATTCTTTATTCTTTGTTCTGCTATTTTTATATATTCTTCTGATATTTCTATGCCTATGTAGTTTCTATCGTTCTCTACTGCCATTTTACAGGTTGTGCCGGACCCGGAAAAAGGGTCTAATATTAAATCACCTTTATTGCTCCATGATATTATGTGGTCGTTTGCTAATTTTTCTGGAAATATTGCAGGGTGTTTGTGTTTTCCACCAGGGGAAAACAACCAAATATTACTTCTTGCCATATATTCACCAGCCTTAACCACTCTCCCCTCATCACAAAACTTTCTCATTGTTCCATCGGTTTTTCGTGTTGTTGATTTTCTATATATCATATTCGGTTTCTTAACTTTGACATCTTTTATTTCATTGTATGCTTTAGGTTTCTTTTTTGAAAAAACAAACATATATTCAAAATAATTTTTATATCTTTTATTTCTTGGGTCATGAACAGGACAAGTTGGTTTTTCATAAATCATAGTATCATGCAGATTAAATCCAATCTCTTTAAAATACAAAGCCTGCTTAAAGCTTGTGCCTGTTTCACTTCCATTTATTGTGGCATCTCCCACAACCCAAACCACAACACCACCATCTTTTGTGATTCTGTATAACTGCTGTGCAATCCCTTCAAAGTCAAATGAATATCCGTTGTATGTTCTTAAATTATCGTCAATAGGGCGGAGAAGTAACCGTCAAATCTATAAAATCATCTGGCATCTTTTGCATAATGTCAAGACAATTCTCATTATAGATTTGATTGATTTTAATCTCCGCCAAGTTTCCTTTATTCATCTATAAACTCCTTATTGATATTTTTTTTACTGTGTGCCCAATGATGACAATCTGGGCATAAAGTTATTAAATTGTTTACATCAGCTCTTTTTGTTTTAATTGCAAATGACACAATATGATGTATATGAATATTTTTAAATTTATGTTTACACCTATAACAAACACCACAATCTCTGGTCCATACTTTCTTTAATACTTCTTTCCATTCTATTGAAGAATAAAAAGATTGCCTTTCTGGTGTACATCCTCCTTTCCAGTTAACGCTTTTTTTGCCTCTCATGCCGAACATGGGATTATCTTCACCTGAACAACCCCAATGCTTAATAATCCGTGCTTCTGAAATATCTCTCCTTGGTATATTTAATTTCCTTAACCAATGATAAATCGAACTGCATTTTATATTAAAACTTTCAGCTATCTCAGCAGCAGATTTTTTATTAATAACATATTCGTTAAATAACCATTCTCTATTCCAATACGGTTTTGGTTTTCTCCAGTGTTGGCCTTGTTTAAATTGAGTCTTTGGAGATGCCTTACAACCTTTAATAAATTGACCTTTAGAATTTCTCATAATATTATTATACCACACACCACCATATTGTCAAGCAATCAGGTTGTCGTATGGTGGAGAGGTAACAGTCAAATCAATACAATTATCAGGAAATGTTTTCATGACTTCCAGGCAGTCACCTTGTATGATTCGATTAATCATTTTTTCTATTTTCATGCCACTCCTTTTGATAACATTTAGAACAAAGTATTTTTTTT